AATTGTATACCAATTGTGTTATATACAGGTCGCATTATTGGTGTGACCTTTTCTGTTTCAGAATCCATATAAAATGAAAAATTCTTATTACATAAGAATGTACTTAAATTAGACGCCCTTCCCAAATTGGCAATATCAGATAATTTATCAAAACCTCTAGTAAAGGAAACAGGTGCTTTACTTAATTTAGAAAAGGCAATATCACGTATATATTCGTCTCTTACTTCGTCTGCGTATGCGCTAACAATTGCAGATGTTTCGCCTTTTGGTACTTCTGAAAATTTGCGTTGAACATCTTTTATTATATCTTTATTTTGATACACGTTTCCAATTGAATTTACATCGGGGACACATGACTTACTATAAACGCGAACATTGTTTTTAAAATATCTGGAAATAGGTAATTCATCAGGCCAAGGTTTTAACAAATCTTCACACCCGTGACCCATAATAGTGATAGAGATAATAAGCTCTTCTACCACTTCTACTTCCGCTTCTACTTTCGCTTTGCTTATAACTTCGTTCGGTTCTTCCTTTTCTACTTTGATTGATGACATTTTATATTTATATTATATTATAACTATAAAATAAAAATTTACATTTTTCTACTATATTTTCTATGCTTTAAAAGCTTTTTGTTATTTAGTTTTCTGCTGCGTCTTCTAGTTTGTTTGTTATTTCTTCGTTTGCCCTCACTTCGTTTGCCCTCACTTCGTTTGCCAAAAGCAACTGGTTTCACCGAATATTTTTGTTCTTCTTTAAAAAGTTTTTCACTCTCATCGCTTGTCATTTTCTTCCCAGTGCTAAAAACACGACAAGAATGGTCTATTATATTTACGTATTTAAATCCAACCAATTTAAAAAAGTTGTATAATTGGACCAAGCTTATATCGGGTATCTTGTCTTTACCAGCCTTGAAATTGAATGCGCGTAATGCGGAATCAAATAAATCTTCTCTGTGCAATACGTCTTTCAGTATGAATTCCATTCCATTTCTATAAAATAGGTTAAATTTTGAAACATCAAATGGATTTTTTTCAAAATCAGGATTTGACGCCCAATATTTGTGCCATTCGTCTCGCGGATTAAAAATCTGTCTGTAACTAACAGAACCATCATGGGCTGTTATTTTTAACCGAATATCCGATACATTTATTCCTCTTGATGCCATAAATTTGTTAAAGTCTAATTCAGAAACATAAACAGACTTTTCGGTCTCATCTGTTACAACACTAAAAATTTTATTAGACAAATAAGTACTAAGTCCTCCACATCTTTCTTTATTTTCAAGGATATTCTTTCCAATTTCATCTTGAAAGTTACATTTATCAAGACCATCTAAAAAATTTCTATAATAGTTTCTGTCTATACCTGTATATTCTGCCATAATTTCTTTGGTTGCGCTCTCAGGGTTTTTTTTAAAAATATCATAGGCTTCGTGTATTGAACTGGCAACATGAGCGCGATTCCTTATGGTAGCTACTCCAGGAACACAACCCCGACTATAAACCCTGACATTTTTTTTATAATAATTGGACTCTGGAAAGTCCCGAGGCCAACGGAAGGTTTCCTCTCCATGTGCGCTGATAATTAATGACAAAATTAGTTCTTCTTTTGGTTTTGATGCTTTACTTAAGCTTACTGTTGCTTCTACTGGTCTTGTTGATTCTTCTACTGGTCTTGCTGATTCTTCTAGAGGTCTTACTGATTCTTCTAGAGGTCTTACTGATTCTTCTTTTAAGCTTTTCGCTTTTAAACTTTCCGCTTTTAAACTTTCCGCTTTTAAACTTTCCGCTTTTAAGCTTGCGACAGCTCCCTTATGTAATCCATTTGAAATATACAAGTCAACAAAATCAGCTTTTTTTCTTGCGCTGGAAAACCCAACGTTAGCAAGTGTTAGATTTTCTTTTAATTTGTCAACAGTCATTGTCTTACTAATTGACGCTGCTAAATCGTCTTCTTTTTTAGTTGATGACATTTTATATTTATATTATATTTATATTATAATTATATATTATAAATATTTATTGGTTTTAGTTAAACGATTGTAAGTCATTACACGACGATTTGGGACTAGTTATATCGTGTATAGTGACAATGATTTTACTTTCTTCGTTATCACTTACACTGTCTTCTTCTTCTTCACTACTATTTTCTTCACTACTATTTTCTTCACTAACATTTAATACTTCTTCCTTTACTTCTTCTTTTACTTCCTCTTCTTTTACTTCCTCTTCTTTTACTTCCTCTTCTTTTAGTTCCTCTTTTACTACTTCTGGTAGTAAAAAACTAACACCCGGGACGATTGAATAATCATTAACCAATATAAGCTTATTTGGGTCCACATCGTTGTATTGTATTTTTCCCTTCATGTAAGCCGAATAAAACACATTCTTCTCCGTATTCACATTCGCATACACATCAGCCAATTTGGTAACCATAAACAATATATTCGTAATATAGGTTGACGTTGTTTGGCTGTCCAAGTAATATTCATAAACGACAAATCCAGATAAAATGGTGTTTACAATAAACATCACAATAGACGCACGACCAGAATACATATAATACTTATCTAACTGCCAGATGCTGTCACGCTTTTCTTGAGGTAACTTTTCTAATGCTACGCCAACCGAGTTGTTATCCGATGCGACTGACTTGTTGACTTCTAAATATGTAATAAGACGGTTTTCACGTTTAATTTCTAATGTATACATTGTTAGAAAAGATGCCATTGTTATAAAGTTGAAGACGAGACCAGCGTTATACAAATGGTTTTCAAAAACCATATTTTCACTAAGAGAGCACACGTGGTCGTCGCACTTTTGAGGTACAAACAGCACTAAAAACGACGAGACGAGGACACGATATAATTCTAAAATGACGGAAATAGAGACGGCAACTTTTTGGTTAAAGTCTTGGTCCCCAAGTTTTTCATTAATGCTATCCTTAATTTCTTCTAAAATGCTGCGTTTTTTGGCAATTGATTGTTTAACGGGTATTTGAGCTAATTTTGAATCAATCGCAATCGTTGGAGCAATAGCAATAGTATTTAGCTCAGATTCTTCTTGCATCATTTTTATAATGTAATAAAATATTATAAAATATTATTTTTACTATTTTAGAATTTTATATAAGTTTCTGGACTTGCGTGTCAATATCCACCATAATTGTTTCAACCGACTTCACATTTGTCGCAGCATGCTCGTCGCCAATTAAAAACGTTGTTAAATTCAATATAATTTTAATGCGTTCTTGTGTCCACAATTTTGTAAATATTTTTGCTAGTTCATTTGTATATAAAGGGGTCATTGAATCGCTTTTAAATAGCCCATCATTGTAAATCTCTTGTAAATGGTTGTCAATTAAGGTGGCATAATAGTTAATACATAGACGAATAATAGAGCAGCTCTTATAAGTTTCACTCAGCTTGACTAGACCATTTTGTGCACACTTAAATAATTCCTTGAGTTTTGGATTCTTTGAAACTGAGTCTTTGGATAAATATTGCTGACACGCTAATTGGATTGGATTATATATGTATTGTATATCGGACTTAGTCGTGCTAAATATATAGCGACAAAATGCCTGAAATGGACCTGGGTCCTGTAAACAAATAATATTATTTGAAATGCAAATTTTAGTGCCAATTGGCTTGTTGCTTAAAATTGCTAGCTTAATAATGACCGAAAGTGGGTCCAAAATATATAATTGTATATCAACTGTTTTATTATCTGGAATTTCCATTATTATAAGTTATAAATATTATAAGTTGTAATAAATAATTTTATATTGTTTTTTATAAAAATTGTTTATAAAAAATATTAGAGGTTTGTTATCATATTTAGTAACAATTGTTAAAGAATGGGATATACGCGCGAATATTGGATTAGTTTTGCCTTGTTTTGGATTATTTTTATAATTGCGTTTGTTATTTTTACTTTATTATTGTCTGATTCTAAAGTGTCTCTAATTACCTGCTAATTATGTTTTACAACATTTTGATTTCATTTTTATAAAACTTGTTTATAAAAATTCATTTATAATTGCATCGCAATTAGTAAATAACTCATTTTTAAGATGCCCTGGTATCTCATTGAAATCTACAATCTTCTTATTGATGTTATATTGCGCTTGAAACACGTCGGATGATTGTAGTCTTGTTTGAAATGATGCTTGGTCTTCATAATATTTGAGAGCCGTTTTTGGCCCGCATTTGGGGAATACGGAAGGAATATTATCACTAATGTCACCCATTACTATCTTACAGAATAGGTCGCACTCAGCTGAACCTGTTGAGCTCTTTTGGTCAGTGATTTTCTTGAAGCCCAGGTTGTAAATGTGGACTCGTGGTTCAGCAAGCTGTAAGTAATCCTTATCGGATGTAATAATGTATACATCACAGCTTTGGTATTTTTGAAGAACATGCTTCACTGAGAGTGCAATACAATCATCGGCTTCCAATGTTGGATGCGATAACAACGCTTTAGCTCCACCTTCTATAAACAAGTTGTCTTGGTATACCATCTTGAAAAAGGGTCCACCCATGAATCCGTCTTCTTTGCCGTTTGCTCGTGTTGCCTTGTAATTTGGGAACAACTCGTTGCGCCATATGTTCTCGCGTTTACAATCTCTGCCGACAATAATGGTTGGTATAACGCTTTTATGAATACCTAGATTTTTTCTTAGACTTTGAACATGCTCTACAAATGTCTTTCTAAACTTGGCAACAAATTGCTCGTTTAGAAATGGGTCGTCAAGGATATTTTCGGGATACGCATTCTTCCACCAAGTAAGCAGCGAATGGTAGCGATAGAAGCAGAAATAACTACCGTCAATAAATATGAATGTCTTCTTTATGTTTACGGTATTGTTAATAGTTGCCATTTTTCAAAGTAATAGGTAATATAATAGTAAATAAAGTTGTGTTTAATATTATATTTATAAGTTTTATAAATTTCAATTTTTTAGTAACGTCTTCTTTTTAAAGTTCTTCGTTTTTTGCTACGTTTGCCGCCTGTTCTCATACTCATTCTTGCAATATTACTCATACCACTATTACCCATATTAATACCACTATTAGCCCTCATATTTCTTATATTATTTATAGTTTTATCTCTCTCTCTATTATCTATATAAAACATTCTTGCAATATTAGCTATATTACCCATACCCATACCCAAACCCATCTTAACCATCTTAACCATCATCTCAGGTTCTTTCAACACTTCGGATAATATATTTATATCACGTTCGGATTGTAATACAGATAGTATTTGTTGTATCAATTTCGGGTTTTCGTTTAGCACTTGTTTAATTAAGTTTCTCATTTTTTCTTTTTTAGCGGCATCTGATTGGGTATTAGAAGGACCTGAATTGAAATTTTGGGCATATGAATTGAATATATTCATATTATCTTATATTATACAAAGAAAATATTCTAAGACACCACTTTCAAAGTAGCATTTTTCTTTAAGTTGTTTAAAATATATATTATTTTCTCTCTCTTCTACGTTTGGTCTTTCTTCTTTTTGGCATTTTACGTTTTTTACTATTTCGGCGTTTGGTAGGTCTACGTATTCGTTTGCCGCCTTTAATACCAAGTTCTGCTTTTAATAAAGCAATTTGTTCATCTATGGAGCTTTTTTCATTATTATCATTTGTTTTGCCTTTTTTTTGTTCTAATTCTGTTAGCTCTTTACGTTTTCTGTCACTCTCTGCTATAATTTTGTTATTTTCTTTAAAAATTGCTTCTTCATCAAAATCATTATTTGGAACTTGACGTAGTGACACTGGCGTTGGTTCAGGCAGTGACATTATCTTATATAATATACCCAAATATTTTTTTTAAATCTAAGATTATTTCAGCAATTCAATAAACCGTATAGTTTGCTTCAACATTGTTTTCATAATGGCGCCAAACAACGGTTCTAAAAATGCCGGTATTTCTACATTATGGTCAAAATGAATATATTCTGTTAGATTCACTTTATTTGAACTAACAATCTTAAATTCATATACTATGTGAGTTATTGGCAGTAAACGGACGTCTGGTTTATCATTTATTTGTTGACCATACGAGGCATTCTGCGTCAAAATAAATAATACTGTATTATCTGTATTTATGTGGCGTTTTATATCAAAGCAAATATAGCGTTGTTTTAGACCAAAATCTTTGAAAAAATGTGTCATTCGCAGAAACACAGTTGCCTCGTTTTCATTCAATATGTCAGTATGTATTTTCTCAAACTTGTCTAAATTGGTCTGATACATTAGGTTTATTAAACGAAAATCTAATAAATCTGTAACTGAAATATCTTTGTTTTCAATGGTTGTTGTTAGTCGGTAGTTGTTTGGTATAACACGAACTAACAAGAAATTTTTTCCTTCGGTTATCTTTTTCTCATAGTCTTTGTTTTTGTCTTTTTCATCATCATTATTATAAAACATTTCTAAAACTAAATATTATATTATTTTATGGTTTACTACTTATTACCTAATAAATTAATGAAAAACAGCTTCATACATTTTTAATGCCAATCCCTTCTGCTTCGCAAAATCGCATATTGGTTTAACATATTTGATATCCTTATAGTTCACGTATTCAGTGTCCCAATTGATTATGTCTTTAACAGGAACATCTTTTAATTCAGGTATCCATTGCTTAATATATTCGCAATCCGGGTCAAAATTCTTGTTCTGCTCTTTGGGGCTGAAAATACGGAAATATGGCTGTGAATCTGCACCCGAGCCTGCTATCCATTGCCAATTACCATTATTTGATGCTGGGTCATAATCTGTGAGCATTTTGGCAAAGTATTGTTCACCGTGTTCCCACGAAATTAGCAGCGTTTTTACTAAAAAGGAAGCCACAATAAGACGCGCTCTGTTATGCATATACCCCGTAGTATTTAATTGTCGCATTCCGGCATCCACAATAGGATATCCAGTTTGGCCCTTTGTCCAACATTTGAACCAGGTCGTATTATTATGCCATCTAAGTTTTCTATAATTTGGTTTTAAAGCACTGCCTAATACGCGTGGATAAGCATATAAAATATTCGCGTAAAAATCACGCCACCAAAGCTGCCGAATCAGGTCCGTATTATTTCTAAATACCTTATAGACTTCTCTTATACTTATGCAGCCAAATTTGATTGATGCTGATAACCTAGTCGTTGATTTGAATAAATCATTGTGTGTTTTAGAATAGTGAGTCTGGCTCTTGGTCGCAGCTTTCAAATTCAATATAGCCTCTTGACGACCTCCCTTAACCATTATATTTGGGTTATCAGTAGTAAACCGACTTAGCGCCGTATCAAGAGACAATGTATGTGCCAGGTTTTTAGAAGTCTTTGTTAGATTGGTTATAGCTTTATTATTTGGTGGTAGAACGTGATTTGAATACGCACTAGCCGAATTATAAAATGGTGTGAATTTTTGATATACTTGTTTGGAGCCATTTAAAACTGTGCCAGGTTCTAACAAATAGTAGTCCTGGCTTGTAAATACTTGAATATCCATTTTGTCAGCCAATGCGGCAATGCTTTCATCTCTTTCTATCGCATAAGGACTGTAGTCCATATTGAAAAAAATGCCGTCAATATCTAATGCGGTTATTAACTGTTTTACAATGGCATCATTCTTCCCGTAAAATGTATACAAATGTCCACCTTTCTTTGAAATAGCGGAAGCCAAATCTTGCAACGATTCAATCATAAATTGGACGGCATTATCGGACTTGAATTTATTTGCTCCTGTTACTTGCTCAGGTGTGAAAATAAATACTGTATATACTTTAGAACATTTGCTACATGCGTCTAGTAAACCAATATTGTCTATTATTCGTAGGTCACGTCTAAATATAAATAATCCTGTTTCTAATTTGTTAGTTACCTTATTATTTAAGCTTGTCATTATAATATTATAATATACATAATAAAATATTATAATATAACTCTATTAACTTCTACTTCTACTTCTACTTCTAGTTAACCCGCGTCTAGTTTTATTTTTAACACAGCGATATTTTGCATTCCGGGTTTGTCCAGGTCCGCATTTTTTTACACAACGATTTGTAGTCGGATTTAGTTCTTTCTCGGGTGGACAAGCCTTAGTATTAGTTTCAACTTTAACATCAGCTAGTACTGGGTCCATATCAGCAACCCTTTCCATATGACTTGAAAGTGGTTTCAACTTTACAGCCGATGTCTCTTGCTTTTCAGCCAGCCTCATGATTGGTGACGGCATTGGTGCTCTTTGAACCAGATTATTGTCTTCAAATGTCTTATTAAGTCTGGTTAAGACCCCAGTCTCCAACAATATGTCCTCGTATTCGTCCAACAAAGTTTTGATGTCAGTAACACGGGCTGTTATTTCTGGGTCAAACATCTTGGCAAAAAGTGCCGAACTTTTTGTATAAAAATCCTCGGAAACCGCATTGTGGCGTTTAAAACAGTTTAATATATATTGGAGCGTAAACCCGAGACCATATACATCAATTGTATCTATAATTTTATCCAAATACTCGTCATAAGGCAGTTTCACGTGTTCGTATAGTGAATTAAATGCGCTGTCATAAAACCCATATTTGGCTGCCGCAGGCATATCTGTGCCGGGCAAATTAATATATGAAAAGAATAATTCAAACGCATCTGGTTTGGGGATATCCAAGTTTGCTGTGTTTTTTGTGTTGCCGGCAACAATCATACCAATTAATTCTTCCTCTATCAATACACGTCTATCAAAAGACCGTCTATATTTACTATATTCATTGTAATTCATCAAACCACATTCAATTGGAAAAGACCAATGAAAGTTGGCAAGATGGTTTTTATTTTCTTTGGATGACTTTATAACTTCTGCTTTGGTTCGCATTAATCCAAAATCAATAAAGGATAGCTTGTTTTTTTTCATATCATACAATATATTTTGCGGTTTCAAATCATTGTGAACAATACCGTTGTCTCTAAAGAACTGAAGTCCTTTAATTAGATGATGAACTTCAAGCCAAAACTTGTCGGATTTTTCTTGGGATTTTGTTTTCAAAAATTTGGCAATATCTTTTTTACAAAAGTTTTTCAAATCTGGCCCGCCATATTTCAATAATAGCAAGCTGTAATCATTAGGGTCTTTTTCTAATTTGGGATGAATTCGTTGACATTTTTTTATATCTTTCATAACTTCTCTTGGTGTAAGGTCAGGTTTACATAATTTAGGAGTGCCTAAATGATATTCATCATGTGGGTCATATTTGTGAATGGTTACAAACTCTTGCAATTCAGATTGAGCATTTTTGGTTTTCATTAATTTTGAAACATAATTGTCGTAATCAAAATTAGGGTCTGGTAATGTAGTACAGTGTAAACTGGGTTTGTGAACGCAGCCATATGCTCCTTCTCCCAATACCTTTCTGTTTGCGTTTGACATATATTATTTGTTATTAATATATGACTATATATTTTTAAAAGTCTAAATAAAAGACTAAATTAAATGTCTAAACTAACGGTGTTCTTGTCCGACTTGGGCTTCCTCTTGCTACGCTTTGGCACATTGGCACCCGTCTGAATATCCTTCAAATCATTGATACTAATGGTGCTGCTATTATTGTCATCTACATAAACATCATTATTGTTATTATTTAAAGAAGGTGGTGGTTCCGAAATATTAATTGTCTTTGTTTTAAGACCCGATAATATATCCGTGATGTCGCCAGGTCCTTTCATATCAGGGCGCCTGCTACTTTTATTTGCGGGCTGAGGTGGTTCAAATCCCGGAATACTAAAACTAGATTCCTTTATACTAATCCCGTCATTATTGCTACTATTATCGTTAAAATAGTTACTTCGCCCCATAGAAGCATTATTACCGGCTCTGCCTTGTGGCGGCACAACGTTGGCTCCTTGTGTTGCTAAAGGTGGCGGAGGACCTCTTCCAGAAGGAGTCTGTGGTGGGTCCATTAATCCACTCATAAATCCAGAGAAACCAGGGTTTGCATTACCCATTGAATTAACCGCTGCTGATTGGAATTGTCTCATTAGGTCGGGATTTTGTCTCATAATATCATCCATTCCAGGCATGGCACTCTTAAACATTGTATTCGTCATATGGACCATCATAGCACTACCACCCAACTGAAATAATAATTTGAGCTCAGGAGACATAGATGCTTTTGACTTGTATTTATCGTGTAGCTGTCCAAAAATCTCATCATAATCAGTAATATTCTCATTTATTTGCTCACCCCATCCATCCAACTTGATATCAAAAGGGTCAAAACGGTTATTTAAAAACTCCATGCCATTAATAATAGCCATCATCATATTGCCTTGGAATTTCATTGAATTTTGTCTTTCCTTCTCCTCCATAATCATCTCATATTCCCCCTGCATTTCGGCTAAATTGGACTCCATATTGTATTTCTTGGTTAGCTCCACACCCTTTCGCTCAAGTGCCTCTAACTTGCGCAAATACTTGAACTTCTCGCGCATCATTTCTTCCTTTGTCAACTTTGGTTCAGCAGTCATATGAATATCTGGATTCACTGGAATATTATTGAATTTGCCATAACCATCCCAAGTCTTTGAATCCGAATCAGTATTTGTAGTTGATTTGCCAACAGATGGCGACTCGTCAAAACGAACTGATGGCTTATCATCAAAACTAGTTTTAACACCAAATAACCCCGAATCAAAATTATTTGAAGATGGAGCTGTAGTATTTGCTAAATCATTCAACTCGTTTTCTAAATTGTTTAAATCGTCAATATCAATATCACTGGAAGGCATCGCACTTGATTTCTGTTTATCATTCATTAATAGTTCTAGACCGCCTCCAAAATTTGTTTTTTTTGAACTAGACCCCAACCCGTCTAAACTTTCAAAATCCAATGAAATATCAATTATATCGTCCATTATTATGATGTATATAGAACAATTAATTTTAAGTAATACGAATTGAAATATATATTATTTTAATTAAATTGTAATTAATTGAATTGAATTAAATTAAATGAATTGAATTAAATTATATAAAATATAACTAAATGTCTCATTTTATAACGTGTTTTATATACCACATTCCTTGCAAAAAACAATCAGATAAATCATCTTTCTTCTGATGCTTGGAAAAAAAAGCAGCCCATTCGCTAAATTGTGTGTCATTTAGAACAAAGTTGCTACATGTTTGGACACCGAGTTTTTTGCGCTCTTTGTAATCCATTTTCACAGTCTTATCAATGAAATCCTTTAATTTGTTAGTTGCACTAATAAAATCAATTGAAATATTATTGTTCTTCATAATAAAATATTGCGCCAGCATTCCTTGTATGGTTTTCATTTTGTTAGCAATTGGGCCAATCTGATTCTCAATTATTATGGTATCAATTTTTAGTAAATAGTCGCATAATATTTCGTCAAAACGGTGCTGTATATTGCGACCAATTGTTACTAAATCAACCTTAGATGCATTCCCCTTTTCTACCGGTAAAAAACAATTGCTAGACGAAAAACTATTAAGCATTTCAGTTAACTGAGCTTTTTTATAACTAGTTGTATTAGAGTCATCTGACACTAGTTTATATTTGATAGCAAGCTCAATGAGATTTTGTTGCTTCTGTTTGTTCAAAAACGACTGTTTTAATTCGGCAATTGGTTGCAAGAATTTTGTTAGTTTGGAGTGTTTCAGACAGTAACACTTTCCATCTTTTATAAATTTGGCTGGTTTGTTACATATTTCAGCTAAAGGTCCAACAACATTTTTTATCTTTTTACTCTTATTCTTTGTTTCTTTTACCTTTAAATTATCATCATTTGAGTCATCAATATAAATACATTTGCTGCCAATGTCGTCTTGTTTTGTTAGGTCAATATTGTCCCATTTTAATACCTTTATTTGATTTTCCTTTTTACTTTCATATTCAAAAATTTCAAACAAGCAAAAGGATAAGTTTTTGATTCCAACATCAATACTTAAAATTGTTTTTGTTTGCTGTTTTAACATAATAATAAATTACTTATTTGTTATTATATCTGTTTTTTCAATAATATATATTTACTTGTTTAAAATATTTGTCTTTATTAAAATTTGTTAGTTGGAATAGATGGTGATATCATTCTAGCACTTAAACGTTGCTTGCTTAGGTAGTCTCGTTTCAAATCACTATCTGGGCTTATATCTTGTTTTACAGAAGGACTATGTAATGAATTATATAAATGTGGTATATTTGCTGTTGATTGGTCTTGATTTATGTAATAAGGATTATTACCAGAAGCAGATATGGCTTCCATTGAATTATATTTCATAATTTGACCGCCATTTTTTTGAATATATTGCCTATATTTCCAATTAGATGTAATATTTGCGTCTTGTACTATTTTGCTATTTGTTTCTCCCTGAGGTTGCCAAGATGGACTAACAGCAGAATTCATATTCATAGTATAATACATTTTATTATTCATCGTATATTATAATATTGCTAGAGAAAAACTAGTTTCTATTTATATTTATTCAGCTCCTAATAATTTAAGCAATTCATTCTTTTTTAATTTGGAAGAATCTGGAATTAAACCCTTCTCCATAACAACTTCGCGCAATTTGTTTAATGACATTTTCTTATAGTCATCCTTTGTTTTGTTAGTTGTTACATTTTCACCATCTATGGAAATAGACTTTAATGATAAATCCATATCTTCTAATCCTTGGCTTTCTAAATCCAAATTAATTGTTTTAGTTTCTGTTGTTGCCTCTGTTTCTACGTCTTCAGATTCAATATTAAAATTTACTTCGTCATTAGTATCTATTCCTAAATCAATCTTTATTATTTTTCTTGAAACATCTAAATTATCATTTTCTAAATCGTCAACGTCTAAAACTTCTAAATCATCAACTTCTAAATCCGAATCATCATCTTCGGAACCGGAATCATCTTCTAAATCTGATTCAGAATCATCTCCTTCAGAATCATCAACTTCGGAATCATCAACTTCGGAATCATCAACTTCTGAACCAGAATCATCAACTTCTGAACCAGAATCATCAACTTCGGAATCAGAAACAGCAATTAATCCATTATCATTAATTTCGTTTCCACCCAAGAAATTTGGAATAATTTGCACAGTATTAGCACCATTATTATCAAGAGATTGATTGGTAATTTTGCTTCTAAAGTATTGCATTTCTTCTGCCATTGTTGATACAAGTCCAAGCATTGATTGCATTTTGTGATTTTGCTCCAAAAATTTGCGGTTAAAATAGAGATATAACCCACCGACTGCTGCTATAATAATTGCAATGCTAAATAAGAATGATGCGTTAAATATTCCTGATATCATTATTAGAAATGCTATATATATTTTATTTTATGGGCAAACGAATTACTTTTTATTTTTATTTGTTTATTTTGTTTTATTATTTTATTTCTGTTTTATCTGTTTATCTAATATTTCCTTAGGATAATCCATATCACTTAAAACCTTTAACCCTCCTTTTACCTGTGAAATCCCTTTTTCAATTATATACGTATATTCAAAATTGTCGTTTTTTTTTAGTGTTTTCATACTATAATTCTCAATATGTTTATTTTTTGCTAATTTCTTGCATAATTTTGTATAATGTGTTGTTAGCAAACAAGTAACATTTTCGTTCTTAACAATAAAATCCATAAATGCGGTTGCACTTGATACAGCTTCCTCAGGATTTGTTCCCGAATACAATTCATCAAAAATGGCTATGTGGTCTTCATCTCCATTTGATTCAATACAATCTAAAATATCCTTACAACGCCTTGCCTCTGCTTGAAACAAACTGTCACGACCAGATGTATCTGGAATATTTAAATAACTGTGTATATTTTCAAATGGTTTCATTCGCAACTTTTCATAACACCCAAACCCTGTTTGTTGTGCCAATATAACATTTATTAACACCGTTTTTAATGTTGTTGTTTTACCGGATGCATTTGGACCAGTGATTATCATATTTTTATTCAAGTCGCAATCATTTTTAACTATTTTCTCATCATTAATGAATTTTGGATAATACATGTTTTTAAATACAGGCTTTACTTTGCTAGATTTCTTTTCTTTCTTATTCTCCTTTTCTTTCTCTTTCTCTTTCTCTTTCTCCTTTTCTTTCTCTTTTCCATTAGACAATGAATAAATGGCAGCATTCATCTTTCCACTATCTATATGTTGTTTTACTCCTAAAATATTGTTCATATATCCATTAAATCCAAATGAATATAACATTGCTTCATGATATTCTGGATTGTCATATAATTGATAAAATGTATACATTATGTTCCCAATTTCAGTAACCTTAGTAACAGACATCTTAAATGGGGTAATACAGTCTATATGTTTTTTGAATTTTTCTAAAACCTCAAGTTTGTCCTTAATATCTGAATTAAATTTATAATAATTTGTTAGTTCATTTGAATATGATAAGTGGAAATTTATCATTTCTATTGTGTAGTTCAAATATTTCCTAAATTTGTGAAGATAATCATGTATCTTTTTCATATTAGAATAGAACCGAATACAAACTAATATATTTTGGTAAATTGAAAACAAATAAAACCCCGCTGATGCTAACAAATACATCTTTTGTCCAAAATCTACCTGATTGAAATTTGTAAATACTTTTACAATAGAGTGTTGCGAAATTAGCGTCCTAAGAACATCAACATATTGATTCAATGTTAATTCAATTCCCTTGATTTTTATAATGAAGAATGGCACAATTAATACAAAAATTGGCAGACAAAGTGATAATAACGGAGATGCTATATTATACATACTCATCAACTGTAGAAATTTAGGATTATTATTAATGAATTTTCCAAAACTCCAGTCTACGTATAAATACTTGGATTGAAACCCAGTTTCACCTTTTATTTCCTTCCAGCTTGCAACAATGTCTTCTATATTGGAATCAGTAAACTCGTGTTTATTTGAAATGGTATTAATGTCCTCGGTTTTAATTTGCTTAATAAGTTGTTGAGTCTCTTTCAAAAACGTAGTATCTGTAGTATAATATTTTGGAACTGCATTTAATACAGTTTTTCCTAAAATATTGGTCGGATTAAATATATTATTGTAAATGGGTGTTTCTTCTGGGTCCACTGTTTTTACTAATTCTAGGTCCAAAATAATGTTTTCATTAAGTTTTTTAGTTTTATCATTGTATTGTATTGGCATTTTGAATACGTTATTTATATCATTAATATCTACAGGTGTATTCGTTTTTTTAGCATCACCCAACTTTGCTTGCTTCAATATTTCTTCAACAAATTGCATTATCTTATTATTTGTAAAATAGATTAATTTATAGCCTATTTTACGAAACTATTATTTTAATTCTTTTCATGGTTTCTTGGTTTCTTGGTTTCCTGGTTCCCTAATTTAAATAAGTGCCCCTTCGGTAAGCTCGTTAATCTGGCAATGATAAAAGTCCTCAATTGACCTCATATTGTATATATCACGTCTAGTAACAAAATTAATACCAGTACCCTTTCGCCCCCATCTGCCACTGCGTCCAATTCTATGAAGGTATGTATGAACACTGCGTGGAATATCAAAATTAATAACCACACTAACCTGCTGAATATCAATACCACGTGCGGTCACATTAGACGAAATTAAGACACGCGATGAGCCTAGACGGAAGTCCTTGAATGCCTGGGTTCTCTCATGCTTATCCATGTTACTATGAATACAGCAAACTGGGAAATTATCCTGTCTCATTGCATCATACAAGTCTTGGACACGTCTAACACTATTACAGTAAATAATACATTGATTAAAACTCATCTTATGATAAATATCCTTTAGTGTATCATACTTTTGCATATCATCATCTAACGCAACATAATATTGTTTAATACCTTCTAGTGTAAGCTGTTCAATCTTCACTGATATTCTAACTGGATTGCGCATAAACTTCTCAGTCAATGGTATCATATCATTTGGTATAGTCGCGCTAAATAGAGCAATTTGCACATCTGAATTTAGATATTGGAAAATATTATATATTTGCTCCTTGAAACCAGTTGACAACATTTCATCCGCCTCATCTAGAACCATTATTTTTAATTTCTTGGCATTTATATGGCGACGGCGAATCATATCAAAAACTCGTCCTGGAGTTCCTACAATAATATGAGGTACATTTTTGCGCATATCAGCAACGTCTTCGTCAATAGATGACCCACCCACAATTGTTTTGACTCTTAGTCCTTCAATCATATTACCCAAGCCAGAAATAACACCACTAATTTGCGTTGTTAGTTCGTGGGTTGGACTCATAATAAGGGCCTGTGTGTAATTATCCTTAACCGATATTCTATGTAAAACACCAATTGAAAATGTTGCCGTCTTGCCAGTGCCAGATTGTGCCTGTGCAATTAAGTCCTTCTTTAACATAATAGGTTTAATAGCCTTCATTTGAATTGGACTTGGCTGTTCAAACCCATAACTATAAATACCTCTTAATAAATCTGTGTTAATTTCAAGATTGTCCCATGATGTAAAAGAATAATCCGGGTTTTCGGTATCTTCATTTACATTTATTCCATTTACAGGTATTTCATTTGCTGTGAATTTATCTATTTCTTCCACATTTATTACTAATTCGTTCTTATTCTCTTCGTTTAAAGACATTTTATATATTTTATTATGTAGGATTGGTTTTAAGTGTATTTAATAATAATAATTATATTTAAAAAAAAATTGATATAAATAGTAAATAATATAATTAAAGTAAGAAAGATAATGACCACCACAGTTGCTAATAACCAAACAATGAAATATAATTTACAAGCATTTAGAGAGACCATATTCCACGGCTTTGATTTTGTAATACCAGATGATACTATACGCGTGATTAATTATTTGGCTGTGGAAATAGGCGCGGCAGCAAACACAATCAATCCGGTTTTTCAGAAGAAGGAACATAAGGAGGGTGATAGTGTGTTTTCTATGACAACACACTCTTCAAAGAGTAGAAATAAGAAGGGGAGAGGTAATAAATTTATGGAATCAAATAACGAAGATTGGGAACAATTACGGTCATTCAATTCAACCAAGATAGAGCAGAAAACGGGACTAGATGGACATATAGAACAGTTGCGGTCTAACTTGAATAAAATATCAGAGAAAACATTTCACGATATTCGTGATAAAATCATTGTCATTTTAGACGAAATTCTTACATCTACTGGCCTAAGTGAAGAAGATATAACTACGCTTGGGGCTACTATTTATGATATTTCGTCTACAAGCAAATTCTATTCAAAAATGTTTGCTGATTTGTATTCTGAATTGGTTACAAAGTATTCTTGTTTAAGGCCTTCATTTGACAATTATTTTGCAGATTTCCCGAGCCATTTTGAAACAATTCAATATACCGCTCCTGAGGCAAATTATGATAAATTCTGCGAAAATAACAAGATTAATGAGAATCGCAGGGCAAATTCGCAATTCTTTGTGAATCTAGCGTTAAACGGGTTTATTAGTAAATTATCAGTTGCGCGCATTCTTAGGCATTTATTAGATACCATTATGAATACAATTAACCGAACAGAAAAGAAGAATGAGGTTGATGAATTGACTGAAAATGTGGCTATATTGTTTAACCGAGATATGCTGAATTTGGTTGAAGATGATAGTGATTACCAAGAAGATGAATTAGAAATTAACGGCAAGACAATCGTTGAGACGATTACTATATTGGCTGTAAGTAAGTCCAAGGATTACAAAAGTCTTTCCAATAAGGCAATCTTTAAATACATGGACTTGGTTGAAATGTAAAACAAATGTTATAAACAAAATGTAATATAAAAATAAGTAAATATAGATATTTAAAATGACAAACAATGACGCAAATATTTCTTTTTTATTAGAGGAAAAAGATGAAGATAATGAATTTTATAAAATTAATAATATAGATGATATGATGAATGAGTTGCTTTTTACAAATAATACAAATAATAGTACAAATAGTGATTTGCTATATTATGTTGAAAAAAATGTTTTTTCTGGTGAAGACGAAACATATTACAATGAAAAATATACTATAAAGGACCTTATGAAAATATGCTGTTATTATGGTATTGATAAGAATATAAAGGCATCTAAATGTAGGAAGCAAGATATTGTGGCAACTATTGTGTTTTATGAAGGTCAGTCTGAGAATGCGGATATTGTAAAACAGAGACATAATATGTGGGCATATATGACCGAGTTGTTAACGGACCCTAAGATGCGAATGTATTTGCTTTTTTAAAGCTATAAATAAAAAACTATAAATAAAAAACTATAAATAAAAGGCCTTTGTATAATATTGTATTTTTATTTAAAAAAATAAAATATTAAATCTAAATTACTTATATACAATAAATGGTTGTATCAAAAATAGACAAAAGTGTAAATTACCCCGAGTTGAAGAAAGTCTCTCCAGAAGATTTAAGCAAGGAGAGCAATCTGTTTCAGATTGAATTACCTGACTTCAATATGGAATCAATTATTGCAATTGGTTCGGCAAAAAAAAACTTTGCCAATAAGAATATAACCTATTTTCCTATTTATTTAGTAAAACACAATAATAAAGTAATTCAAATTGGTGTATATGAAATTCCAACTACAAATTTTATGGATTATATGGACGAAGAAGGTGAAGTTAATATTGAGCAACTTAATGAGCCTCTTTTATACACATTTGCCACCAAGGAATATATTAATAAACTAAGATTAGTTCCGGAAAGTGAAGAAATTGAAAAGCGAAAGAAGGAAAAAGATAAGGGATTAAAGGAAGGAAAAGAATTAAAAGGAAGGGATTTAAAAGAAGGAAAAGAATTAAAAGGAAAGGAGAAGGTTATAGAAATTCTTATACCGCAGATACGCCGTGATATTTTTACGCCACGGTTAAGTGCCAATATTCCGCCACCATTAAAACCCGAGGGGGCAAAGGATGCCGCTGATTTTAGAGCAAAATATCACGAGGGAGATAAGGATGTATGGATTCAAAAATTTATGAAAAATAAGAATTATGGTCTTCTAGATAATGAAGGTAAAGGTGATTGTCTATTTGCCACTATACGCGACGCATTTCAGAGCATTGGACAAGACACCACAGTTGGTAGGTTAAGAGACAAGGTTTCAAGGGAAGCTAAGCAAGCTAATTTTGATGAATATAAGATAAGATATGATATGTATGCCAAAGAGCTAGCTGATACTAAAGCGCAATCAATCAAACTTAAGAATGAATATGATGAGTATAAAGCCAAACTGGTTTCCACAATAGACCATAATCAACGTCTAATAATAAATGACGCTGCCGGAAAAACATTAAAGGCGTATAATCGGTTAAAGGCTGAACATAAATACGCTAAGGAAAACATAAATGATGTGATTTTTATGAAAGACATTAAAGGTTTAGAAGAATTAAAACAATTTATGAGAACATGTCGCTTCTGGGGTGATGAATGGACAATAAATACATTAGAACGGATATTGAATATTAAATTTATTGTAATGTCTAGTTCTATTTATGATAAGGGACATGGGGATTTAAATAATGTGCTTCAATGTGGCGGAGATATTGACCCAATTATTCAAAGCAGAGGCGAATTTGACCCGGAAATATATATTATTATTGACCATACAGGTGACCATTATAAGTTAATCACATATAAGAGTAAGTTGATTTTCAGCTTTAATGAGATTCCATATGATATAAAACGAATGATTGTGGATAAGTGTATGGAGAGAAATGCTGGCATTTTTTCACTCATTCCCGAGTTTGAGAATTTTAAGGCCCAGGTAAATGGGACACGTGTTGAGAAGCCACGTTTTGACGAATTGGGTGAAGCAAAGATAATGAATTTATATGATGATAATATTGTATTTGTATTACATCCACAGGCATCAGACAAGTCATCACCTGGAAAAGGTTCTGGTGAAAAGGTGCCAACTGGTTTGGAGCCCCAATTTGCGCAGTTAAATAATATTCCTAATTGGCGCAGAAAATTAGACGCATTTTGGGTGCAACCTTTTACATTGGATAATCACAGATGGTCTTCTGTTGAGCATTATTATCAGGCGTCCAAGTTTCAGAAAAAGAATCCGGATTTCTATTTATCATTTTCTTTGGACTCGGGAACTGAGCTTTCCAAGGACCCACAAATGGCAAAAGGTGCTGGCAGCGAAACAGGTAAATATAAGGACGAGCTTATAAGACCCAAGACAGTTACTGTAGACCCCGATTTCTTTTTGAAACGAGCAGGCAAGGCATTGAATGCGGGCAATACATCAAAATTCAAACAGCATCCTGAATTGAGTGTGGCGCTAGTTGAGACCAAGAACGCAAAACTGGTTCTATATAGACGCGGTAAAGAACCTGAGGTATTGGATGACCTGATGATTTTACGCGATAAAATAGCAGGTGGGGTTTTGTAATTTCGTTATATTTTATATCATAATAATATTATCGTAATATAATATAAAATATACATAATGAAAATTACATATGAAAGTCACAAATTAATGTCATTTTTTGTTGAAAATAATTGTTTGGCCCCAATTAAGCAAACAAAGACCACAGATAACTTCTTTTCTCAGTTTTTTACTGAAATAATAAATGCCGTCTCATTTATTGACGAACAGAAACGCATTTTCAAACAAAAAAAACAGCCATTTTATAAACTTCATGTTACAAGTATTGACCATATAAAGCAAATACCAAAGCCAAAAACATTTAGTATTCATGGGTTTCCAGATACAGCGCGAAAAACAATTGACGAATATTCACTGACGTCATTACATTATTCGTGTCATTTATATGACAGAACATTTGACATTTATTTTGTATTGGAGCAGCCGGCACATAAAATCAAATTAGACAAATATAATAATTACGTTGATTATATTTTATATTGGTTTTACATTGTAAATAAGCATGCTTCAAAGACTTGTACTAACAAATTGTCTGTCTTTATTTATCACACATTTTTAACAAAAGTTCTACCAACTACAAATATAGAGGTTCTAGATGAGGACAATGTCAATACTGGATTTACTCAGACGTGTCAGCCTAGTGGCGAAATTGTAGTTTATCGTATGGAAGAGTGGTTTAAAGTTTTGTTACACGAGTCAATGCATAATTACGGATTGGATTTTTCGGATATGGATAATACTGCTTGCCACGGCAAAATTCTTGCTTTGTTTCCTATTAAGTCTAATGTGAATCTGTTTGAGGCATATACGGAGTTTTGGGCTAGAATAATGAATATACTCTTTTGTAGCTATGCAAATGCGTCTGATAAAACAGATATAAATGAGATGTTAACAAATTCGGAGTTTTTTGTGAATTTTGAGCGCATTTTTGCGTTTTATCAGATGACCAAGGTCTTGAAATTTATGGATATTGAATACCGTCATTTGATTGAAAAGACTGCCTATTCAGACTCATTGCGTAAGACATTTTACAAGGAAAATACAAATGTATTGTCATATTATATTATAACGACCATATTGCTGAATAATTACCAGGATTTTCTGATTTGGTGTAAGGCAAATAATACATCTATGCTTCAATTTAAGAAGACGAGTGATACTCAAAACCGATTTTGTGATTTTATTGCTGCCAGATATAAGCGACCTGAATTTTTATATAATATTGATTGTAGCGAGAAATTAATTAATAAGATGACAAAGGCGGCAAGGAAAAAAACTTCTGATACTTATTCCGCATTTTTATTAAGTAATTTGCGTATGACATTGTGCGAGCTTTGTTAATATTAATGACATCATAACCAGAGCCTTATTTTACACCTGCATCAGAATTTATACAGGGTCTAGCATTAGCAAGACATGTAAAATTACTAATAAAAGGAGGTATAAAAGAACTCATAAAAAAAAGAACTATAACTAACAAGCTATTTTTTAGAATTAGATGATGATTTAGATTTGTTTTTCCTTGTACTAGAATTAGACTTTGAATTAGACCTTGTTTTTGACCTTGATTTACCACGGTTAACGTCTTCTACGCCCATATCAAATCCCTCGTGCATCTCATTGGATACATCAGTAGACCTATCTTTTAAATAATTCATTTCAGCACTATATGTGCTATGTGTCGGACATTCACCCTTTCCAATAAAAAACCAATATCCATATTCTTCCCATTCATCTAGAGTGTCTTCAATGTTTTGAAAAAAGATTTCAGGATTCATATTAACATGACCACGACTAGTAGAAAAGTCGCGCCACAATTTTTTGTTTCTTTTATCACTTAGAATCTCATTTGTTAGTATCTCCTTAAAATCAATGCCTTCATAATTCTCTATATTGCTGTTAAGAAGGTCACGATACATTTGTATCATTGCCTTCTGATTTGTTTCATGATAAATTTGCTTTAATTTCCCCTTTTCCTCTGATAATTGGATTGGTATTTCAAAATAATTCATTAACGAATATGATTGACAAAGAGTGTCATTCACGTTTTTATGTAAATCTTGAACACCATCTATGCCACTACAAACAATCATTTCGGGTTGTTCGCGGTCTCTTACTGTGTGATGAAAAGAGTTGCCAAATTCGGGACCAGCTTTGGCCACTTTGAATTGCCAGGTCGTAGGATATTCTTCTTCTATAATTTGTCTCACGGTTGCGTCCCCGAATATCTGATTAATGTAAGTATAGTGCTTTTTGGAGAAAGCCAATAATTTCTCTGCGCTACAATTAGCTTTTATCTTACTGAAAGAAAGGCTTTTTTGACTTTTGCTTCCACTATGACTTTTGCTTTTATTGTTTTGACTTTGACTTTTGCTTCCAGTATGACTTTTACTTTTATAGCTTCTGCTTTTTTCAGTTATACTATGACTTGCAGTCTTATTGCTTGCACTCATTTATATTATATATTATGATAATATAAATTTTTTATGAATTATTGTCTTCTTTTTATATACTGTCTTTTTCTTTTAGTTTGACGTTTTTTGTTACTTTTTCTTCTTCTAGTTTTTTTTTGTTTAACACCTCTTGCTATAACTTTGTTCCAAGTTACACCTCTTATATCTTGATTATTATATGGGTCTTCTTCAACTAAAATATTAACCTTTATTTTCTGTCCTGTAGTATATCTTTTTATGTCATAGTGATATCTAGCAATATCACCTTGGTCTCCTGGTGATTCTGGTGGCAAACGAATGACTTCAACTTTTTCTACTAAATAAGTTTCGTCATTATTATTTACTATATCATCTCCCACTTCAAATGGCATATTATATAATAAATGGATATTAATATTCCTAAAATAATTGGTTATTCCTTTTCTTTTTCTTTTTGGTAACCACGATGCGCCCAGCAATAGTCATTGTTTTTATAACAATTTTTATAACAAGTTTTCCCATCTTTTTTTAAAACGGTGCATATATACTTGAAATGACCTGGACTGACCTGCTTCTTATTCTGCCGCCAAGCCTCGCTCGCTTCGTCAAAGTCAATATTGACTTCGTATAACGGTCTTTTATTGTATATTGTTTGACTTCTTGTCTCCATTTTACCTTTATTATAATGTAAACGAACTAACAAATATATATTTCAATTTTTGTTAGTTAATTCATTTAAATTGTGTTTGTTTATGTTTCTTTTTACTAACATTTACAATCTTAATTGAATTATTCTTATTATTTTTATTATAAAAACGTAATAAACTAATTTCGTCAATTGACTCGGTTAACACACCATTTGCATAAATACCATAATTAACATATTTGTTTTCATTTTCCAAAACTAAATGATATATACTAACATTAATATTCTGTCTAACTTCTACAAATGTTCTGTCATAATACGCTATTAATTTATATTTGCCATCTATTTTATTTCTAATTTTTATATCAAATTTATCATTATAGGTTTCTAACAAATTATTCATTGCTTCTTCTTCTTTTTCTGAAATATTATCATATAAAATAGAATGGCTACCAGTTATATATAAATCTTCAAATAGTTGGCTATTGTTAGTTCGCGAGAGACGATACAAATTGTTTATACTATGGTCTTCTGTATTATGAATATCCTCTTTCATATTAATCTTACATTTTTTGTAGCCGTGTTTATAGGTTTTAACTAACATACCTTCTTCAATATATTGAATTGGAATATATACATCGGCCCCATTTATCTTGCATAATATTTTTGTGCCTTCTTTGAAACATATTACAGGCTCGGGAATAGGAGGAGTAGGTGTTTGCCGAATAATATACTGGGCTATATTGTTTGAGGTAATACCACCAGCTAAAGTAAAGTCACCGCCAGCATATAATGATGACCCATCTGAAGTAATCGCAATTCCAATCTCTTGTCCATTTAAATCTCCATTTAAGGCTGACCAGGTTGATGTATTTATATTCCATACAGAAGTACTCAATAATGAACTGTAAAAACCGGCACTAGCATATAAATTTGTACCATCTGGAGTAATTGCGATTGAATAAGCATTTGTATTAAGTCCTGTTCCCAAAGTTGCCCATCTAGATGTTGTTGTATTCCATTTAGCAATAAAACTTGCTGGAATACCTCCAGCAGTAGTAAAAAACCCACTAGCATATATATTTTGTCCATCTGGACTAACTGCGATAGATAAAACACTACCATTTACACCGTTAATACCAGTAGTTGAATCTGTTAAGGCAGACCATGTTGATGTAGTTAAATTACATACAGCAATTCTGTTTGCGGGAGTTCCTCCAATTGAGGTTCCAAAGAACCCATTATATAATTTTGTGCCATCTGGACTAAGTTTTAAGACGTTCGATGCTCCAGCACCAGTTCCTAATGGAGACCATGTTGAAGTTGATATATTCCATACCCATGGTCCTACATATACTTTTGTATTATCTTGACTAACTGCTATACCATAACTTGTGTGAGTTCCATTTCCTACTTTAGACCAAGTTTGGCTACTGACATTCCAAACAGCTGTACCAGGTATTGCTTGTCCGCCTGCTTGAGTAAAATCACCGCCAACATATACATTTAGTCCATCTGGACTAATAACTACTGTCCTGCATAAATCGTTTAATCCGGCTCCTAAAGCAGCCCATTTTTTTGTATTTATATCCCAAACCGCAATATTATTTACTGGGATACCTCCAGCAGTAGTGTACAACCCACCAACATAGACTTTTGTTCCTTGTGTTGCTAGAGCATATCCAGTACTATTTATTCCATTAATACCAGTAGTTGAATCTATTAATGCGACCCAGTCCATTTATATAATAAAATAGTTTATTATTTTAATATATAACAAATGCCTTTATGTTTTGTTTATTTTCCAAATAAGTTGCTACAATACGATGTACTCCATCCAATAATATAAACCTGTTTTTTGTAAATATTATCCATATTGGCTCAGTATAACCAGTTTGTCTTATATTTTGCCTATGATATAAAACTGATTTAATATCATTATCACCTCTAGGTCTATTATTTATCAGATATGGATTTGTTGAAAGACGACAGTTATTGAAATTAAATAATTCATAACATTTTGTAATAGGAAATAATTGTAAAACACCATTAAGTATATGATATGATACTGCTATTTTGTATGATTTAAATATTCCTAGTGTTATAGATGTTTCTATTGAATCATTTAATGACTTAATTATCATATAAATTATTTAATATAGATTAAAAAATTGATTTAAACTACATATCTAAAATATGCGGTTATAACCAGACTTTAATAAATGGGAATTCGGTATTTAAATAGCTATTTAAGGGAAAAATGTCCTAACTCTATTCGCGTTATGCATATGTCAAATTTAAGTGGAAAACAAATCGCAATTGATATTAGTATTTATCTATATAAATATGAGGCAGACGATGCCTTGTTAGAAAATATGTATCAAATGCTATCTATTTTTAGATATTATAATATTATCCCCATTTTCATATTTGACGGCAAACCACCGCCCGAAAAAAGAGCGCTTTTAATTAAACGAAAAGAAGATAAAAAAGAGGCACAACAAGAATATGATGTATTAAAAAAGAGTTTAGAAAATAACACGGATTGCGATGATGCTGAGAAGCAGGACATTATAAATACAATGGACCAATTAAAGAAACAAATTGTAAATATAAATAGGGACAAAATAGAGTTAATAAAATCTCTTATTCGGGCTTATGGTGGAACATATTATGACGCACCCGGAGAAGCTGATGAACTGTGTGCGTTGCTTGTTTTGAAGAAGATTGTATGGGCTTGCTTATCAGAGGATATGGATATGTTTGTCTATGGATGTGCACGAGTGTTGCGATATTTTAGCCTGATAAACCATAGCATAGTTTTATATAATATGAAGGGTATTCTTGAGGATTTGTCAATGTCTCATACAGAATTTAAGGAAGTGTGTGTTTTATCTGGGACTGATTACAATATACATGCTAATACATTTCAATCCAAAGATAAAGACGCAATAAAAAATATAAACGTAAGTAAAAACGTAAGTATAAACGTAAGTATAAACGTAAGTAAAAGCAAAGGGAAAAATGCTGATATAAATTTATACGAAACATTGAAATTATTTCATAAATATAAGGATGACAAGGTAACACAAAAACTAAATGGTAAAAATAAAATGAATTTCTACAATTGGTTACAGAATAATACGGATTATATATCAGACTTGGAATTGCTAGAAAGGATAAATAAGATGTTTGAGCTAACTGATGATAATTGCAGCTTGGCAAATTTTAAATACATAAAAATTATTAATGGACCAATTGATGATGTATTGCTTCACAGCATAATGCGAGAAGACGGGTTTATATTTATTAATTGAATAAATATATAAAAATATGCTATATTGTATAAGTATATAAAATAGATGCTTGACTTATATAACAACAAATATAGTCGCAAACAATTAAAGGAGCATATTTATGCTGTGGCGTTAATTGATATATTAAAAACACAGAAACTTGATTGTAGTTTTTGTGTAAGATATATTCTTAATGACAATTATCATTTTTTATCCGAAGATAATAATATTACAATTGAGGATGTATTAAAATACCAGCCACATATAAGCAAGACACAGTTATTAATTGGATTAGCTACTTATAAATGTGAAGATGATAGTGTTGAGGACTTTGAAAGTTTTGCTTTACGGAATCCATAGTAAGTATTTTATTTTATATTATTTAAATATAAAAATAAAATATAATAAATATAAATAAAATGGGGTATATATACAAAATAATAAATAAAATAACAAATAAATGTTATATTGGAGAAACAAAAAAACCAAATCCTTTATTAAGGTGGAATGAACATAAAAGTAAAATTCAAAAAGGTATTGGTTGTCCTGCGCTTCAAGATGCTGTAAAAAAATATGGTATTGAAAATTTTAATTTTGAGGTATTAATTATATGTTTTGATGAAGATAGATATAAATATGAAATGGAGTATATTAAAAAATATAACACAATGGCACCAAATGGATATAATTTGACTCCAGGAGGCGAAGGAGGAGGTTTTTATGGAAAAAAACATAGTCAAAAAACAATAAATAAGATAAGTAATTTTATGAAAAATAGATATTCAAAAAATCCAGAAGTTAAAAATGAAATATCAAATATAAATAAAATAATTATGAATAGAACCGACGTTAAAGAAAAAATAAAAAATGGGATGAAAAACTCAGGAAAATGGAAAAATGCTGCAAAAGGGAACAAACGAACATTTCAAACTGAAGAAACAAAGACAAAAATAAAAGAAATAACAACTACATATTTTAATAATAATGAGAATATAACAAAACATAGAAATATAATGTCAACAGCATTAGGAATAAAAGTAATTCAATATAGTATAAATAATGAATTTATTAATAAATATGAAAGCATAAATGATGCATCAAGACAAACTGGAATTCCTAAATCAACAATTGGAAAGGCAATAAAACAACACACATATGTTGCTGGAAATTTTATATGGAAAAAAGAATAATAAAATTTAAAATGTTAATTTTATTATTAAATACATGGGCAGGGATTCGAACCCTGGAAGCGTTACGCACAAGATCTTAAGCCTTGCCTCTTTTAATGGGTAACAAATTTTGGAGCTACATTTGCGGCTTTATCCAAAATACATATACAGACCACTCGAGAACCCATGTTTTAAGTTTTACACTTATTTTATTGTCATAAGACAAAATTTTTTAATTTTGTTTTTTATATAGTCATATTTGCTTACAAATCAACTGCGTTTTTAAGCAGTGGCAACCGCGGCAACAACTGCAGGGGTATTCTTGGTGAAGTGAGGACTCATGTATCTCTGGAGATTGAAATAAGTGAGCTCATCGGTCTTCTTAAGCTTCAAGAGAGCCTGGAGCTTGGAATCGGGGTTAATCTTGCGACCGTTCTCCTTGTCCTGGAGACTGTTGGCGCGGATGTAAGTGTTGAGCTGTCTGGTGACATCAGTGCGAGCCATCTCAGTTCCAGCGGGCTTCTCCAAGAACTTGGCAAGCTCGTCAGAGATTCTGGTAGGCTTAACAAAGCCAGAGGGGGCACGGTTGCCGGACTTCTTCTTGTTCTTGGAAGAAACCTTGTTGGCAGCCTTGAGCTCCTTGGACCACTGCTTCTCCATAGTCTTGTACTCAGACTTAAGAGAGGCAATCAAGGTGCTGAGCTGGTTAAGCTTGGCAGAAAACTCGGCAGACTTGGTGGTAATGGCAGCCTCAACCTCATCAACGGTGGCAGCAGGGGCAGTCTCAATGGGAGTAGCAGGGGCCTCAACCTTGACCTCAACGGGCTTGGTCTCGGCAACCTTCTTGACGGCCTTGGGCTTAGGAGCCTTGGCCTCAACGGCGGCGGCAGTATTAGTAGCAACGGGAGCAGTGGTGGTCTCAGCGACCTCAGTGGAGTTCTTCTTTACCTGTTTGGGCATCTTATTATACTATACTACAGTAAATTCTTTTTAAGTAGTTTAACGCATAATATATATTATTTAGTTTATTTTATATATATTATGATTGTAATTGGTCTGATTAATTCCATTTTTGCTAAATAAATTGATTTTTCTATATTTTAACGTATTTTTATTTTAAATATAAGTAAGTGCTTGGTATAACCACGGTAACGCATTTGCTGCTTCTGTGCTTACTAAAGTTAGCGCTCCTAAAACATAATATGCACCCAAACATTTACTATCTTTATCTATTCCCGATAAAACTAATTTTTCCAAAATATTTAAAATATACTCTCTAACATCATCTAAATCTTCCGTTGTTTGTAAATTATGAAAGTTCACAATTCGCGGAAATGGATTCCCTATGGGTGGGCAAATATTGCGCTTTATTTCGTTGGTCAAATGAGCTCTATATGACCAAATATCAATGATTTCCCTAAACATTTTTATTAATTGATTTCGGTTAAGGTCCATAAACCATTTTGGATGAGAATAATTGCCAAGAGCATCAATATTTTGAAAAAGTGCCACAGTTTTTAGCTCAATGTTTTTGGCATTGGATAATTCAGAACTTATATCCTGTATATCCACATTAATTTGGATTTTTAAAATCTTGCTGATGCGAATCAATGTATTAAAATTGGATATAATATTATCAGAAATTGGATGCCTATTATACGGGTTCTTAATTTGTCCATCCGTTTTATGAACTAGATTATAAAATGACATTAAATCAAATCCATATATAAATCCATCTACGTCTTTAAAACTGAAGAATTGTTCTGCCGGTAATTCGCTTAATTCGTCCATTGTAAAAAAATCAGCATCATTTGTACATAGTCGTCTATTTGTTGTTGCAGGACCATGACAATTATTGTATTTTTTTTGAAGATGATTTTTAAATGCTTTTTGTATTTTGGATGATTTGAATGATAAAAATAAGAATGAATAAATTCGTGCAACTAGTTGTGGTTTAGTGCCAGATACCCTTAATTTGTAGTGTTTATTCAAATACTTTAATTGACTTATGTTATAATTATTTTCCAAAATCATATTATATTCACTTGGTTTTGGGATATAATTGTCTGTTTTGTCATTTTTGTTAGTTAGTTTGTCATTTTTTATAGATTTTTTATCAGAAGTATTATTGGTATTATTATTGGCATTAAAAAAACATTTATCACAAATGGTATTAAAATAATCCGGATGCAACATAGTTGTTATATATATTATATAAATAAATCCTTTTGTATCCTTTTCATTTTAATTATTTTAATTGTGTATTTTAGTAATTTATTTTTTTGTAAAAAATGCCATATTTTTGAGACCATTTTGCTCACAAAATTATGAAAAGTATAAGTTTTTGAAATTTTATAATATATGAAAAAAAAATTGATTTAAAGACAACCTGAGTAGTTATAAGTATAAATATAGACAAGATGGCAGAAGCAATTATTGACGGAACTAACATTGACACTAACGCATTCTCTTACTCGGCTCCCAAGGCCCACGAGTCTGGCGGAAAGGTTGTGAATTTATATAATAAATATTTTAAGGAGTCTCTTACGATTTCAACTCCTCTTATATTAACTTGGGGTGCCCAAGAGGGTATGGACCAAGCAAAGAAGCCTACTGGTAAGTTTACGATGAGTTTACAATTCCCTAATGCTGACTTTCCTAATGCGGACTGTGAAGCGTTTTTGAAGAATATGCGTGCTTTGGAGGCTAAGATTAAGGCCGATGGGCTAGCAAATTCCAAGGAGTGGTTTGGTAAGGTTATCACTAATCCTGAGATTATTGATGAGAAGTTTAATGTTATGCTCAGACATCCCAAGTTTAAGGGTACAGATGAGCCTGATACTAGTAAGGCACCCACTCTTACTGTTAAAGTCCCTTGTTGGAAGGGTGTTTGGAAGTCTGAGATTTATGATGAGGATGGTGAGCCGCTATATGTTGGTGGTAAGACTACTGGATTAGTTACCCCTTTGGATTTCTTGAAGCCTAAGACTCATGTGATTTGCTTGTTACAATGTGGTGGTATTTGGTTTGTAAATGGAAAGTTCTCTATTACTTGGAACTTGAAGCAGGCAATTGTTCAGAAGCCCAAGGCCTCAATGGAGGGACAATGCTTTATCAAGTTGAAGACGGCTGATAAGGAGAAGTTGAAGGCACTGCCTCCTGTTGAGCAAGATGACTTGGAGCCTGATGATGGAGCTGTTGCGACGATTGTTGAGGATTCAGACGATGAAGAGCCTCCTACTCCTGTTGTGCAAAAGCCTGTTGTTGCTGAAAAGCCTGCTGTGGTTGAAAAGCCCGCTGTTGAAGAGACAGTAGAGCCGGTTAAGAAGAAGATTGTCAGAAAGAAGACTGAGCCACTATAAAGCTGACTGTATAAAAATGTAAAATGTATATAATTTAAAATTTAATTTAATCTAATAAAAACCAAATATAATAGACAATTGTTTATTATATTTTTTCCCATATTGTAATTATAAATATGAAATACTTAATTATATTTATATAAAGGTAATATTTACAATAATATCTCCTTTACAGCTGTTTGTCTGATTATAAACATCCTCCTCACAAATTTTTGAAATACCTTGCCCTTTAATTATGTATTTTTGTTCTTTTTTCATATACAATTGACTTAATGGTATTTTAAAAATATGCTTACCAATAGAAAGAGACAAATCTTTTGTCAAGGCTATTATCATCTCTTTTTCAAAAGCAACTAACAAATTACAATGTATATTATTGTTTTCATCAATAGTAATATTATCTGGAAGCTCAGGATGACACAATGCAATTATATCATTTTTATTAGGGTCTTCAAAATACAGTTCATTGTGCCACAATGGCACCAAATATAGTTGCTCATTTACATATAATTTGTATATATTGTTATCCAATAAATCATCTATACTTGGATTCAATATATAAACACTGTCATTTTTGTACTTCTCTTTTATCAATGAACTAACAAAATCCAAGGTTTGAGATGAAATGTATAAAATATGTTTGTATTTATTCAAGAAATTATACAATTCCAATGACATTTCTTTGTCTAGTTCATCTATGATTTTTATAGATATTACTTTGCTACCATTTAATACAATGTCCTTTACAACCTTTACTAATAAATCTGTCATTACATTGGAATCCACTTTTAATATACTAGATAGAAACATAGATAACAATGATGTATACAAGTTTGTATCATTCTTTGTATCATTCTTTGTATCATTCTTTGTATCCTTAAAGAAAGATGAACTAACAAATTCATCAGCATCATTTTCATCTAACACCAATTCTTTTACCAAATATGTATAGGATTCGTTTATTTTTTGGAACTGCTTGGTCGCCTCTATTGTATTACCTTTTTTATCCGGATGACATTTCAATGCCATTTTATGATACTTGCGTTTAACATAATCATAAGTTAAATCTGTATAGATAATTGTATCAATATCTAACAAATTACAGGCTATTTGTATATCCATTTTATCATCTTCTTTTTTATATTGATTTTCATTATAATTTGTATCCATGAATTACGCTTGTTAAATAGAATAAATAACTCTCTAAGTGATAAATGGGCCTATAATTATTATTATAATATTTCAAAAAATTATAAGTTTTTAACAATATTTTTGTTAGGTCTGGTTTACCAACCTTTTTCTGTTGTATTAGGGTTGATAAAATATACCATATACAGTCTGTAATATCCAAATTGTAAATAAATATATCATATAATAAATCTCTGAAATTCAAGAATTTAAGCTCATCCACATTCACCATCTCATTCAAAATCTTATCACAGATAATCTTGTATGGATACATTAGTTCACATACATTTACATGCAATGTCTTGATATTTGTAATATTTTCAACCTTCATATCTGTAGGCATCTTTTCGTTAACACATTTGGTATAGGCCACCTTTGTAGGTCTCTGAACATTCACAATTTCGCAGCAGTTCAGAATACTGTCCGGAATAAAACTGATTTCTTCTGTTATCAAAATGAACTTGATGTTTATTGCCGATGCGTTATTTTCTTGCATATAACTATAAAAATTCTCTAATAATTCGCTGTGAATATTATGAAATTCTTTGCATACAATAATTCCGGACTTTTCGTTTTTTGCCGAAATAATATCTACAATTTGTTGATAGATATCGTGCCATAATAATTTACTATTACAACCTAACAATGACATATCTACTTCATAATGGATATCGCTAATCTTGAAAAAGAAGGGTTGTTTGTTGAAAACCAGACTGAGTTTTTTTTCATATTTTAACTCGGATGGACTGTATTTTTTAATAGCATATAATACTTGACTGTATTTGCCAACACCACTTGGCCCGTAAAATATTAAATTGCCTAATTTTGGTAATATTTTTGGAAATTTTGAATATGTTTTTGTTAGTTTGGTGTGTAAATTATTTGTATTGATTGAGTTAATATATTCTTCAAAATGCGTTTCTAGAAATTTCATAGGATATTGTTATTATATTAACTAGTAAACATTCTTTATTTGTTTATTTAACTATTTATATTTTTTTACTGTTTTTATGTTTTGGATTTAAGATGAACTAACAAAATACACAAATCGGCGATTGAAATGTAAAAAGGTTTAAAAACATATTGTATTATTATTATAAGTAAATTCTATAAATGAATATTGTTAAAACTATTGACCAATATAATGACGACTGTGTCTATTTTTGTGACCCGATTAAAAATAACATTATGAATGAAGGTAACTTTATTCGGATTCTATATTCAACGCCAATTTTCATTTTAAATGGTATATATATTTCTATTACTATAAATCAAGTAACAATTGATAGATATTTTAATAAATACAAATGCTCATTTGATGTTGCAACACATAACAATCTAATTCAACGGATAAAGACAATTGAAGCAAATATTCTGAATAAAATTAATATTAAAGGGAAACATCCTCAATACAAAATATACGAGCAAATAAGTAATGGAAATATTAAAATATTCTCAGATAATATTGACATTATTTCCAACAATTTTTTGCTAAAAATAGCGGGCATTTGGGAAAATGATTATAATTACGGGCTTACTTATAAGTTTATTCGGCTGTAAGAATTTGTTTATTCGGCTGTAAGAATTTATCTAACCTTGTGTTGTATAAAATTTAAGAATTATTCCTAAAGTTATTACTACAATTCCATTAATTGTTCCCAACAATATAATTAACCATTTTATAATATTTGCAATTTTGCCCATACTAACAGCGTCCTTAATTTTTGCAAATGTCGGATAAATCAACAATCCTATTTGGGCTAAAATTAATCCGGTTGCTATATATAAAAAATTATAGTAATAATTTGACATATTATTGCTTGTCGCATTTTTAAAATAAATACTTGTAATCACAATATAGTAAATAATATTGAATAAAATAAACAAAAATGGCGCATATTTTGATAATATTAATAAAAGATTACTGCCCATATTTACCAAACTATTACCTGATGTGTTCACTTGCTGAACGTCATTTTTTTGAGTTATCATTAACAATAGCACGGCCGCCCCTAAAATACTATATTCCACTACTAATGCGGTTATTGCGCTTTCGTTTTTTACTCCTACGGTGCATATTATAGATATCATAAGAGCCCCTGCTATTCCACTTAAGATTTTATCAGAGTTTTCCATTTATAAATATTTATATATTATAAATATATAAATATAAATATTCACTATACTCCTGGTTATTTTCTTCTTTTATTGGTTTTATTTGTGTTTCTAAGTTTTGTGTTTCTAAGTTTTGTGTTTCTAAGTTTTGTGTTTCTAAGTTTTGTGTTTCTAAGTTTTGTGTTTCTAAGTTTTGTGTTTCTAAGTTTTGTGTTTCTCTTTTTAACAATTCTTCTCTTAGTCTGGTTTCCTCCTGCTAATAGTGTCAATCCTAGTCCTAGCGCAACACCGGATAATATAATGCCAATAACCGGCGGAATTATTTTGGCAGGATATTCACTTTTTTGTTCGGCTTCTGCTCGTGCTTCTAATACAGCTTGTCTGTCTTCTATTGTTTCAGGCTGTTTTGGTTTATACCCTTGTGCCATATTTTCTTGCATATTGGTAAATTTTAAAAAATTTTCGTCTTCATATTTTTTTAATTTTTTATCATTTCTTTCTTTCCAAAAGCCTTTAATAAGAGTTTCTTCTGGCTGAGTTAAATTGGCACCTACTTCCAAAAGTCTGGTTGCTAAATCAAAATGTTTAAAACGTAACGCATAGAACAGAGGTGTATTTCCGTGTTTATCCTTTTGATTTATATTAGCTCCATTTTCTATAAGAAAGTTTACAATGTTTATATTACCATTTTGTGACGCCAAACAAAGCGGTATATTACCATATTTATCTTGCTGGTTTAAGTCAAAAATTGATATATTCTTATTTTCTGTAATAATTGACTTTACATTGTCATCATTATCATCTGTTATAGCCCTTATTAATTCTTCATATTTATATTCATCATTCTGTTTTATTGACATTCTGGTATTTAACTATATTATAACTATATTATATTTATAATATAAATTGCTAGATTTTTATTATTTTCTTCTGCTCTTTGTGTTTGGTTTTTTGCGATAATAAGAATATTTACGATATGTTTTTCTTCCTCCTTTGGTTGTTTTCTTTAATTCTGCTGTTTCTGCATCATAAATTGTTTTTGAATCATTTTCCTTTTTCATATTTTGAAGGTCTAAATCAGAATAGAGAGTTTTCTTATCTATTAATATTTCATTTGCGAGTGCAATTGACTTGAATATTCCATTGGCTCTTTCTATGCGTTCTGGTGTTTCTCCGGATGTTTTATCTGGGTGATATTTAATTGCTAATTCCTTATAATTTTTTTTTACATCTTCTTCAGAAGCACCTTTTGGTAAACCAAGTATCTTATATGATTCGTTTTCTATACTGGTTTTAAGGTCTTCTGTTTCCTCTTGTTGTCCTTGTCCCCTTTGCTCCCGTTCCCTTTGTTCCTGTTCCCGTTTCCATTGGTCTGCCCATTTTTTTCTATATTCCTGTTCTCGTTCTTCTTGTTGTTCTGGAGTTTCTTGTCGCAATTGTTCTCTTTCATATCGTGCCTTCTGTTCTTGTGCTTCTTCCTTTTTTACCTTCTCTGCTTGTTCACGCTGTTGATTGTAGATACTATTCGGATTCTCTTTGGCACCAGCATCAATAAGAGTTTTTATTATCTTGCTACTATTTGGTCTTTTATAACCGTATTTTGCATATTCAAGAGGCGACGGTTTTCCATTGTCCTCAGTGTCAAGATTCGCACCATTCTCAGCAAGAATCTTAATTGCTTCAGGATTTCCGCTTATTAATAATGCCGACATAAGAGGTGTTAATGTATTTCGGTTCTCAAGATTGGGATTGGCACCGGCATCAATAAGCATTTTTAACATATTTGTTTTATTAAATTGTATTGCTACATGAAGAGGCGTGTCTCCAAATTTATCTTTAGCGTTGACTAGTTTAGATTGACCATCTTTTGATAAATTGTCTAACATTTTTTTACATTCAGAATCATTACCCTCCTTAACCAAAGCAAAAAAATTTTGTATGTCTTCAGGAGTTGGTTCTGATTTTGGTTCTGGTTCTGATTCTTGTTCTATGTGTGTTGGAATTGCTGATACTACTACTTCTTCTTCGTCATCTGAATTTGTTTGGTTTATTAAAGCATAACCTATTCTAGCAATACTAGCAGTAACACATAGTGAACTAATTACTATTCCGGCTATTGCTCCTCCACCAAGTTTATTTGTCATATTTATTATATAATCATATAATTATTATAATCATATAATTATTAAGTCTCTAAACATGATTATTCTTTACATTTTATAGTCTCTTTATTAGTGCCTTCAGTTCATCTATTTCTTTTTGCATATTTTGTATCTTATGAACTAATAAAGGCAACACCTCTAAATAATTAATTGCCTTTATATTATTAGTTTCCATACTTTTGGTCATTGTTGGATTAAAATTTGAATTTGGATTTGGTTTAATTGTAACTAATTCAGGCAAATGTTCCTCAAATTCCTGCGCTATAAATCCATAATGGACCTGGTTTTGAGTATCAGATTTGTATGTAAATTGGGTTGGTTTTAGATTCATAATTACGTCTGACAATTCACTGGATATCTTTACTATATTATCTTTTAAAATTAAATCTGATGGAGTAACAATACTTCCATCAACAAATAAGTCACCTGGAATATAAACATTATCATAATTTGAGCTGCTAGGCGTCAACACATTTTCATATACATTTGGACTAACATTTGTATTTAGATATTTTTTAATTACCCATAAATTTGCATTTTGACCAGGAATAAAGTATTTAATATTTGATGTATTATTTGGACTTCTACCATTGTAATTTGCATTTACAGACATTTTATATAATGTAAATATTTATATTTAATTTTTAATTTAAATTTATATTTATATTTAAGGTATTGTATTTTAATTTTATTAATATCTTTATAAAAAATAATTATATAAAAATATAATACTATTTTATTATATATCAATATGAGCAGTTTTAATACATCAACAACGCATCCATTAATACCTAATTCTAATCAATATTATATTGAAAAAAAATTTGTATCTATTCATTCAGAAGATAGGGATATTTTAAAATACCCTAACGCTGACGAGTTTGAAATTGAATTTCCTCAAGATTATTTAAATGTACAAACTGTTAAATTATCTACATGGACATTTCCTGCCAATTATAATGTATTTTCTCCAGAGAATTATAACGTATCAATGACATTTAAATTTCTTACATTATATAACCCTGGCGAGAATGGATATGCCGACCCTTTAACTGAAGCTATTTTTGCTGGATTATATAATTATATTGGTAAAGAATATCTTATAACAATTGAAACTGGATTCTATAATCCTGACCAAATGGCGACTGAACTAACTAACAAATTTAATGAAGGTGTTACTAAAATTCTTACTGATTTTTTTACCATAACACCAGCTTATAATTACGCACTAGCTTTATTTACAAGTTACGACCGATTCAAAATTGTTTATAATTCAGTGGGACAACGAATGTGGTTTGGTAACACAGCCGACAAGTTTGAACTAACAAATAATTATATCAATTTGTTTACTACGGAAATTGTTGCTGCACAATGTCTTCGTAAAGACCTGTTACGAAGTACATCTAACTGGGGGTTACCTTCATATTTAGGATTTACTCGTTGTCCTGCTACATCTTTAACTGCTGCTGAAATTGAGAATAATGCCAATACTGTAAATAATATTATTTTTGGAATTGACCCAGACATTGTGAATATTGTAGGAGGTGTTCCCCGTTTTTTTTATGGTGATGTTACTCCAGGCGATAATGGTTTTTGGTTATTACCAACATTACCAGGAGCAATTGTGTATTTTTTACAAGCCCCTGCTAAAATTAATTTTATGGGACCTGCGTATATTTATATGGAAATTGATGGACTCAATTGTATTGACGAAACGAGTCCTTATACATTAACACAATTTACAACACACACAAATCAAACAAATGGACGTGTTAACTCCGCCTTTGCCAAGATTGCCGTCCCAACAACTCCTATTTCTCAATGGTTTGACTCAGAACAAGCCCCATTTAAATATTTTAATCCTCCAGCTGAAAGAATAAGAAAAATAAAGTGTAAATTGCGGTATCATAATGGCCAAAAGGTAAATTTTGGATTATTTGAATACTCGTTTATGTTAGAGTTTACATTGTTGCGTCCTCAAAATGAACGAAAATACATAATTGTTATGTAATAAATGGATTATATCTTGTTACCATTATTCTATCTTATTAACATTCTATCTTGTAAGTCTGTTTTATCCAATTTATCAACAAATCCTTATCACAGGTTTTGTACTCCGACTTGAAATCATTCAGCTTTAGAAATTCAGGTTTCTTTGCTCTTGGCTTTTTATAAAAAATATAATCACCAAATTTACCCGTTCGTATGCTTAAATTTGATGTCAATTCTCTAATCAATCCTACAGGCTTTGTAGGGTCTAATATATCACAGTCTAAAAATTTAATGACTTCCATATATTCCATTTTATCAGTAGGCTTATCCAACTCCTTTAATGATTTCATATTGGAACCCCATTGTGCATAAGGTCCATACTTGCCATTTTTTAGAAACAAATCGTGCCCTTTGTATTTCCCTAATGAGTCTTTGATTGAATTGGATGACTCTATAACATCATCTAACGTTAGTTGTCGGCCATGTAACTGTTCAAAATCGTTAAGCACTTTAATATCTAGTCCCCTTTTCAAAGGTATAAAGGATACATTGGATTTCTTAGTAGTGTTTTCCAATGTCTTCTTTACAACAGGACCATGTTTGCCTATAATGATACTATGATATTCATCTATTTGTATTTCAAACTTTTTCAAACTTGTTAGTCCATCAATCACCTTTATTAGGTTTTGGTTACATGTTGCGCATAATGTTATCCACTGTTTCTTATTACTCGCAATTAAATCCAAATCATTCTCCATTTCTTTTGTATAAGAATAATCAAAAAACGTGTTGAAATTTTTTATCAGGAATTCAATGACAATTATTCCTAGTGGTTGTATTACCAACTTACCCTTTTCATTCCCAAACTCTTTTGTGCACGGAATTTCTTTTATATTCCTTGTATCATCTAACAAAAAATCAAGACATTCTACAGTCTTACCTTCTATATTCTGTTTTTCCACATATTTTCGCTCCCCAATTTTATCAATAATTGAAGCAAATGTAGACGGTCTACCAATCCCCTTTTCCTCTAATAATTGGACTAATCTGGCCTCTGTAAAATGCTGTTTTAAATCCTTCAAGACATTTTTTGCTTCTATTTTCTTTGGACAAACTTCTGAGTTTGGTTTCAAATTAATAAAATAATTATATGCTTTTTCTGATGCGTCATCAGCCTTCCAATTAACAATTTGCCAGCCTTTGAATACAATTTGTTCCGCCTTGTAAACAAACTCATGACCAAGAATCTTATCAGTAGAAACGCTAATGGTTGCTGAAATTGTGCTGTATTGCGCCGATGGCATACACGATTCCAACGTTCTTGTTAGAATGAGTTGATATAATTTGACTGCCTTTGGTGGTAAATCTGGAGTGATATCGTTTGTAATAGAAACTGGTCTTATCGCTTCATGTGCCTCTTTTTTATCATTGTCATCACCTTTTTCTTTTTTGTCTTCTTTTTCCGTTATATTGGAATCTTGTTTTGGAATAATGTCAGAGCATATTGCGTCTAATGTTTGACTAACATATTGTTCACTATACGTAGCAACTATGTGTTTTTTTACCTTTTCTATAAACTCCTTACTGTATTTTTTTGAATCAGTGCGCATATATGTGATATGTCCAGCTTCATACAATTGTTGTGCCAATTTCATCGTCTCTTTTGGTGATAAATGTAGGTCATTTGACGCCAATTGTTGTAAAGTAGATGTGGTTAAGGGCTCAGGTGCCTTTCGTATACTTTTCTTTGCCGCGGATTTATTACAAATAAATTTAGTATCTATTGCAGCACATTGTCCCATAAATGTCCTGGTTTCTTCTATATTTGTTAGTTGCTTGCTAAGTTCAAAGGATAAATTAAGATTTGTAAAGCATCCAATAACATTATATACAAGTTTACCAGGTGATTTCTTGATATCTAAATAGTTGTCATAAACAAGTCGTAATGCGGGCGTTTGACAGCGACCCGCCGACAAACTGCCTTTGTGATTTTTGGAAATATTGTTCCATAACAGCGGCGTAATAGTAAAACCTACAAGTAAATCCAATACTTGTCGTGCCTGTTGAGCATAAAATAAATTTAAATCTATCCTAGTAGGGTTTCTTATGGCTGCCAAAATGGCTGATTCCGTGATTTCATGAAATACAATGCGTTTTGTGGTTTCTACCGGTAAATTGAATAATTGGCATAAATGCCAGGCAATTGCTTCACCTTCTCGGTCGCCATCAGTCGCCAAAATGACGTCATCTGCGTCTACAATTTCCTTTCTTATGCGTTCTATTTGTTTCAACTTGATGTCTTCTTGTATGACAGAATAATCTATCTTGAAACCATTTTCAGTGTCAATTGCGTCCAATCCTTGTATACTTCTTAGATGCCCATAGGACGCAATACATTTATAACCGGGCCCCAAAATGCCTTCTATTTTCTTGCATTTTGCAGGCGACTCAACGATAACTAGATATGTTTTTGTTACTATTTTACGTGACATTTTTATTACTTTATTTTATTATATAAAATTATGTTTATATATATTTCTTTATTACTTTTAAACTTTCATAAAATTTTCCAAAAAGTAAAAAGGGAAATGAAATTTGGACATTTTAAAAATGTCCAGAATTCAGGACCTAAAAGGAATCTTGAAAAACAGTGTTTTTTTCACGTTGTGACTGAGATGCTCTAAATTATTTTTTTAGGTAGAAAAAATTGTGACGATAAAATTTTTAAAAAATGTGCGAAACTTTAGGAAAATATTTTCTTTAGTTACTTTAAATGACGGAAAACTCGCCAAAAGTCGCCAAAAAATTTAACTGTGAATGTTGTGACTATAATTGCTCTAAAGAAAGTGATTATAATAAACATTTACTCACTACAAAACACAAAAATAGTTACACATTGGCGCAAAATAATGACAAAATGTCGCCATTTGTCGCCAAAACACATATGTGTGACTGTGGAAAAGAATATAAATACAGACAAGGGTTATATACACATCGTAAGACGTGTGATAAATTTATTATAAATGATAATAATAATAATAATAATAATAATAATAATAATAATAATAATACAACATCTATAAATAATACCGACGAGACAACAGGTATAATCAATACATTAGTAAATGAAAACAAAACATTGAAGGAATTTATGATTGAACAAAACCAAGATTTTAAGGCATTAATTATTGAGTTACTTAAGAAGGAAACAATCAATAACAATATTAATAATAATAATATTAACAATAATACTATAAATAACAATTGTAACAATAAATCATTCAACTTAAATTTCTTTTTGAATGAACAGTGTAAAGATGCATTGAATATTAATGAATTTGTTGATTCAATCAAAATGAATTTGTCGGACTTGGAAGAATTTGCAAATCTAGGTTATGCTGACGGGGTTTCTAACATATTTGTGAAGGGTATTAATGCGATTGATATTCATAAGCGTCCTATCCACTGTAGTGATTCAAAGAGAGAAGTGCTTTACATTAAAAATAATGATGAATGGATAAAAGAAACGGATGATAAACTACTCATTAAAAATGCAATTAAAAAGGTTGCATTTAAAAACATAAGACAAATTAATGAATGGGTTAAAGAAAATCCAGCGTGTAAAGACCCAAGAACCAAAAAGTATGACAAGTATAACAAAATAGTTATGAATGCGATGTCAGGTGTTACTGAACAAGAACAACAAGACAATATTGAGAAAATTGTAAAAAATGTTACAAAGGCAGTGGCAATTGATAAATATGCTTTACGATAAATAACAAACATTTAAAATTATAGATTTAAAATTGAATCAAAAATAATAATATTTATAAAATATTATTATTATTATTTATTATTGCTATTATCATTATACAAATTTATAAAAATGTCAATCAAAATTTACAAAACAGACCATGACAAATTAGACTACTTAGAGTCTATTTTGAATTCGTCAATATTAGAGACAATTGTCAGCAATTTAATTGATTATATTATAGAACAAAAAGATGACGAAGTTAATAAATGTCTTAATTTAATCAGAATACAGATTCCTGACAAATACGATACTATTCATAAAGCAGTAGATAGTTTTGTTAATAATTATGACCTAGTTATAAAATATTAGTTTTTACGTTTATTCTTCATTGTTTGTCCTTTTCTATGCCTAAGTCTTTTATTAGTTTTTCTAATGTTTTTTGTTTTTCTGTTGTTTTTTGTTTTTTTGTGTTTTTTTGTTTGTATTTTTGGTCGACCACCTGCGTCAGTACGACCTTGTTTACCCGGATTATTTTCCTCCAGTAATTCACCATTCCTTTTTCTGGGAGAACTATCAGGTACATTTGGTAGAAGTTTTGTCATACTATTACTATTACTGTTACTATTACTAACTTTTAGAGGAATTAAAGGTTTTAATTCTTTCCTTTTTTCATTTCTTTCTTCAACCTTCGCTACAAAGTTTGTATCATCTGCTAGTTGGGTACTAGTTACACCTTCCTCAGCCACTGCGTCAATAATTGGATTATCATCTTCATCTAATATAGTACAAACATCACAATGTGCGTACACTCTTGCTAGTCGTAATGTTGCTGATAATAAAATTTCTAAACAATTTGTATTCATAGTAAATGTACCAGACGGGTCTTGTTGACGAAAACGTCCCAAAATATTATAAACACCCTTTGTTATAATTTCCTTTAAAAAATCCATTAATAACAAAACTAATATACCCGCAACATCTGATGGCATTTCTTCAATATAAAGCCATCTCATATCATCAACAATATTTCCGCGAAATATTGTAGTAGCTTCAATAATATCAAAGTTTTTAAACACATGTCCAGAACTAATATCCATCAGTTTTACCAAGCTAATATTTATTTTATTTTTGTCACCAAGAAATAATTCCCGTGTATATTGATTTGATTCAATAAGTATTTGTTTTAGCACCAACATCAAATTAGCAATATCTGGGTCAACATCTGATGAATAATCCGGGTTTACTAATGGACGATAATCACCAGTTTCATTATCACACATCATTAAATACTTTTTACAGTCTACCCAATCAACTAGTTCATTTAAAGATATATTTTTACCATTATTTACAATCTTTACAGTCTTGCCTTCAAAACAATATACAAATAACATTGGACACATTACAGAATAATTATCACGATTTGATTCATTAAAAGCAATTAATAATTCATTTGGAATTTGTCTTTCAAATGTTAAACGTTTGGCTTCTTCAAATAAACCATCTTTGTTAACAGATGGAGATTTTGATACAATAAAATCAACAAATTTGTCGGCATTCGTTATGACATCTAGTGAACGTTTACCTGAAAATATTAATACTTGTTGGCGACTGTCACTCAATGGTGTATATAAATCTTGCGATTTAGTTATATCAAGTACTAATTCTGCTGCTTCTATAGCTGCTTCATCTGGTAAATGTGTTTTTACTTGGGTTGTTTGAGATTCTCTTCTTCTCCTTTCAGTTTCAATTAGTATTTCTGGTGTAGTTTGACTCATTGCGTCCAATGATATTTTATTCGCAAAATTTCTAAATCCAGTACAAGCAAGCCGTCCTTCATCTTCATTCAATGTAGTTTCACATATTTTTGTATTGCTAAATTCTGTCAACATTTTATATACACTGTCTTTCCAAGTTCTGAAATTACCCAATCTACTACCAGGTAAACCTGCAACTGCTGTATACAGAGTACAAGCATTAGAACCTGCTGGTAAAAAATTATAATACTTATTTTTCAACTCAGAAAATAGTTTTTGTAATTCTGTATTTAAAGGATTAATAAAAGAGCTGTTTTGACCATGTGCTGTTATATATGTAAAAGCGCACATTGTAAAATTATCAGTTTCTGTCATTTATATTTATATATTATTTATATTTTATTTGATTATTATAATATTTTTATCGTTTTGAATTTAATGTCTTAAACTGTTTCCACGAAATTTCAACTTGTGGGCCTTTATATTCCGGCTCCTCAGACGCATGCTCAGCATTCAGCTTCTCAGCTTTGCGTAAAGCACTATCTACGTATATTTTTTTCAGAAGCAAACCAACCTCATATGACCCCTCGTGTTGGTCCATTTTTCCTTCTTCAATCTTATTTAGAACATCCAAAAATTGGAATAAAATTTTCAAATCTATCTCATCCTTTCTAATCTTGTTGTAAAGGTCAGTGTAATAGGTAAACAAGAAATTACATTCAGACATTGCTTCCATATTGAGCGCATCCTGGTCGTCCATATATTTTGCCTTTAGCATCACCAAATTATTGACATTTTCTCTGAGAATATGACTGTGTTTGAGCTCGCGTATTAATCCAGTTTGGTCTTCAACATTATTTGCGGTAATCATCTTTTGTAAATGAAGTCTTTGATTTTCATCCATTGTATTTGTATTATATTAAAATACTATTTTAAACCTTTTTTTACTCAAATTATTATTATATATGTATTTTATATAATAATGACTGATTCAAAAAGTTTACTTCCAAATGTTGTTCCAATAGAAAATTCTGGGTCACCATTTGCTGCAGGAAATGCTGCTAGAGCCGAAAATATTAGTAAAATGACAAGTTTAAAAGATATAAATAAAGGTGGGTCCAAACGTAAATATAAATATGTAAAGAAAGGTGGAGATAATACAATGACAGTTAATCCATTATCTGTACCGTATCCTAATAGTGGCGGGTTATCTGATGCCAATGTTACAATGGCAAAAGTTTCTGCTTATGGAGATGCAAATAGAGCAGGAGATAATGCTTGGAAAGCTAAAGGTGGACGTAGTAAAGTTAGACGTAGTAAAGTTAGACGTAGTAAAGTTAGACGCAGTAAAGTTAGTACCCGCCGTAGAAAATAATAAAAAATATATAATATTATTATATGCCTACAGGAAAAAATTATTTAATATTTGGATTAGTTAATTTAGGATTTATAGCTCAAATCGCATTATTTATGTATTATACATCAGCCGCAAAAGTAAAAGCTAATTGGAACGAATATAGATGTAACCCATCTTATTGGATGTATTCAGACAGTATATCCGATGATTTTAATTATTGTGTTCAAGATTCACAAGTAAATATGATGGGAACTTTAATGCAACCTATGACATATATGGTGTCATCATTGGCATCATTTGCTGAAGAGGCAACTCAAGATATAAATAATTCACGTGGAATGATTAGTAATATTAGAGACTTCTTAGCAGATATAATACCAAACATTTTTAGCGTTTTTATAAATCTTATCGTAGAATTTCAACGAATGATTATTGCTATAAAGGATATGTTTGCCAAAATGGTTGGAATGATAACTACATTTATGTTTATGTTAGATAGTCTTTCCAAATTAATGATATCTGGTGCAGGAGTATTTGGTGCTGCAATGCCCAAAAGTTGTTTTCATCCAGATACAAAAGTAAAAACAAAAAGTGGTGACATTTTTGCTATGAAAGATTTGCCTTTAGGCGCCGAATTAGAGGATGGGGGAAAAGTATTCTCAGTTATGAAAATAGATAACCAAAATAAAGACCCTTATTATAAAATTAATGGTGGTATCAATGGAGAGACAATTTATGTCACTGGACATCATTTCATTTACAATAAAATAACAGACAAGTTTGTCAAGGTAATGGACCATCCAGACGCAGTAATAGAGTCAAACAACATACCTGAATGGGTTTCATGTTTAATTACAACAAATCAACGCATACCAATTGGCCAACATACTTTTTGGGATTGGGAAGATGATGAACTAACAAAGTGATAATGAAACTAATAAAATAAATAAGAAAAAAATATTGTATTATTATCCATTCATATATTAGTATAAATATAAATGGATAATAATTGTAAACTATCGCATAGCAAATTATATGCTTCGTCTATATTAATTGTTACTGTAGCAACCATAGTAGTTATATCGTCTATTGTATTTACTTTAATTATGCAAAATAAAGCAGAAATTGCTTCTGATTGGCCTAATCAGCGATGTAATCCAAAATATATACCATTTGCTGGACTTATCGTGACACCCGAAGGCCAAACCGCCTCAGAATATACATCAGATAATTTTAATTATTGCGTACAGCAAAATACTGTAAATATGATGTCAACACTAACACAACCACACGTTTATTTATTGAATACAGTTAACGAAGCATTTTCATCTGTTGGTGATGCAATTGACAATTTAAGAGGTGCAATATCTTCATTAAGAACAAATATTGCAAAATTTGTATCTGAAGTATTAGACCGAATAATGAATATAATTACTCCATTGCAAAAAATGTTACTGGCTATGGTTGACTCATTGCATAAAGTGGAAGGAATTTTAACATCCGGATTATATACATTTTTAGGAGCTTATTATGCACTAAAAGCAATGATAGGTGCGTTCTTTCAATTAATGATAGTTTTATAGCTCTTGTAGCTATATTATGGTCATTACCTATAACTTGGGTAGCTGCAGCATCAATGTCAATCCCATTGGCAATTCTTATTGCTTTATTTTCTGTTATAGTTGCAGTATTGTCAAAAATGTTTCATTTAAGTCCTGTAAGCGTACCCAAACAATGTTTTGATAAGAATACTAAATTTACAATGTATAATGGTGAAATAATAAAAATATCTGATATTAAACCGGGTGATATATTATCCGATAATACACGAATAACGGCAACAATGAAATTGGATTTGAATAATAGTCGCATGTTTTCACTACAAGGTGTTATAGTTAGTGAAAGTCATTGGGTAAAATACAACGGCCGCTGGATTTATGTAAAAGACCATCCAGAGGCAATTGAAATTCACGGATATAAAGAACCTTATATATATTGTATAAATACTAACACAAAAGATATTATCATTAATGGATTAGAATTCTTGGATTGGGATGATTTATATGAAGCTAAATTAGAACGCGTCTTAAAACATATAAAACAAAAACCAACCACTCACAATTATATAGACATTCACAGAAATTTAGATAAGGGATTCAAGTCAGATTTTGTAGTTGAATTAATTGACTCCAATAAATACATCAAAGATATTAAAATTGGCGATATGTTAAAATCTGGAGGTGAAGTTTACGGACTCGTGGAAATTGATGGAAGTGATTTACACATAGCTTTAGGAAATTCCGAAAATTTATACCATTTATTAACCACGACACAATATTTTATTTCCAATGGGCAAATATTCAATGACTATAATTATATTATTGACTCTATTGTTTCTGATGAAAAATAAAAAAGTAAAAAATATTACAAGAAATAAAATAATCTAACAAATATGTATAATATGGATATTTCTATTGGTTCATACAAATGTAGATTGGAGATTGTTTTAATCATTATTTTCTTATTGATGGTATTATTTGGTCACACAATGTGTGCGTGCAGCACTGGTGGATTAATAGAGGGTGCTGAGAATATGAATTTAGAAGATGCGTTGGAGGCAGAAAGAAAGGAAAAAGAACGCTTGGAGAAGGGAAAAATGGAAGGACAAATGGATGAAGAAATCAATGTTGATTCTAGTAAAGAAGGATTTGCTAATTACAAGACCAATGCCGGCCCGCAATTTGCGTCAACTAGCAGCAGTTTTTCGTTTTTGAACCCCGATACTTGGTCACAACCGTCTCTAGTTTATACTGCCGGAACTGCTCCCAGTGCTGGAGTAAAATCAATTTGGGACAGAGGCAAGAACCAACAGCCTTTAGCTGAAGGCGAAATGGATGTGTTTGCAAACACCGAATTCAAGCCAGAATGCTGCCCTAATACTTACTCTAATAGTCAAGGATGCGCTTGTATGTCAACAGAACAATATAGCACATTGATTTCACGTGGCGGCAATAATGTGCCTTATTCGGAATATTAAATTCAAACTCAGTTAATTAAGTTTATATATTTTAACTTAATTAATACATATCAGAAAATTATTCATTCATTCTAGTCACATGGCAGAATTTACAATAATATATTGTCATCATATTGCACTCTATTCCGGTCTCAACTTGGTCTTCAATGTATTCGTGATTTTCACATATTTTTTCTCGCTCTATCATTATTTCATCAATGAGTGGTTCTACAATATTTATCACTTCATCTATGGACTTTATATCAAAAACTTCGTTGAAATCCTTATTCGTAGTTTGTTTTTCAACAAAATAATTGTTATCCATATTTAGTTCAATATTTTTGTCAATTTCTGCCTTGAGTTTTCTTACTTGCTTTAATGTATTCAAAAATATACTGGCCGTTGTTTTCATTTTATATAGAATTTCTCTTTCTGCTGCCATTACAATTATAAATTATATTATACTTGTAATAAATATTTATATGGTATTTTTATTTAATTAGTTTTCTTCTACTTTTATTAAGGCTATTTTTATTCACCCTCTTATTCTTTAATTTACCTTTTAAAACCTTCCTAGTACCCTTATTTTTCTTCCTTTTTCCAAACCCAAAATCTTTTGAAATGCTTCGCCCTAATCGTCTTATCACCCTTTGATCATCCTTGGGATTAATATATTTGGTGCCAAAATTGTTACAAGAATAATCAAACAAAAACAAATAATCGTCTTCTGTTAATCCAAACTCTTGAGTTAACCCTTTAATAATATTTTCCAAGGTGAATATTAAACCAGTAATAAATCCTTCTTCATCTTCAACTACCTCTTTATCTATTGTTTCTATATTTTGTATACTAGTGCCTGGTTTAATCCCACAATTGTTATTGTAAATAAAAATACCCCAATTATGCCCTACATTTGTGTGAGTTGGTCTGTCTGTTGTACTATATGTTTTATTTGGAAAATTATGACCAATGCCTATTTTATTGTCACAAATAAAACTATTACGACATACATCAACATCAGTTGGATTGGTAATTTTGAAACGCTCTGTTCTATGACTTGGTCTTATTTCTAAATTATCAAATGCGGTATTTATATAGCCTAAGTAATTATGCGACAACATTTGGTCTGTTGTTTTTATTTTATAGCTAGGTTCTTCATAGTCTGTTTTATCCAGCATGTCAAAATCACCATTACGTCTAAAATAATCAGCCAATATTATATTATCAGAGCCGCCTGCTGCTCCTAATAATGAACTTCCTGGGCTACAACTCAAATAAGTCATTAGTTTGGGCACTGAATGAAATGTCTTTATATTTACCGACGCGTGAGGATTGGCGTTATATGGTTGTGCTGCACGACCATATACACCATGAGTAAAAAAACAGAGGAATAAATATTTTTTTTGTTTTTTTGGTGAAATAGGACTATGTGGTGAAAAAGAATGTTGAGGTGTTTTTGGACTATGTGGTGAAATAGGACTATGTGGTGAAAAAGAATGTTGATGTGTTTTTGGTGTAATTTTCTGACTATTTTCTAATATTTTTTCAACATGTTGTTTAAAACTCATTTGTTATTTCTTCTTATAAATAATATATATATATTATATTATTTTTTCTTCCCTTTTCCTTTTTATTCCACTTTTTCACGAAGCTTTTGCAAAGCTATAGAACAGTTGATTTAAGCATATATAGAATACAACGCGCTACTGATTGCGTCTTTATTTGTCTTGACTAGTTTATCTACTATATCCCGTGTGACTGTAAATGGAAATGCTACTTTAATAGACATATCCTCTTCAAACAAATTAGAACCAGGACGCATGAGACGATATAAATTCAACTTGGTATAAATTATCTCTAAACATCTCTTCATATTACGTACTCCGTCCTCTCTCATACAATAATTATCAATGATGTAATGGAGTGTGGCATCTGGAATGACAATATCCTCCACTGAGAACTTAACTTGCTCTCTTATCTTGGGCAACAAATAACTGTTGGAAATATTTGTCTTTTGCTTCTGATTGTAACCAGCTGTCTTAATTCTATACATTCTGTCCTTCAAAATCGGATTGACCTTGCTCTCGTCATTGTAACTAAATATAAACAGACACTTACTTAAGTCAAAATCAATCTCCGCAAAATACTTGTCGTGAAATTGTGAGTTTTGGGTCGTATCGGTCAAATGCGTCAAGATGCCCGCAATTTCCTCGCCCTTTGGAGTATCACTAATCTTGTCCAGCTCGTCAAAATAGATGACTGGATTCATACACTTACTATCAATCAGGATTTGGACAATTTTGCCCCACATTGAGCCTTCATAAGTGTAGCCGTGTCCTTCTAAGAAACTACTGTCGGTAGCGCCTCCAAGCGCAATGAACGCAAATGGTCTATTTAAAATCTTACTAATACCTTCCTTGACAAGACTGGTTTTGCCGGTGCCAGGAGGTCCGTGAATCGCAATCGCACTTCCAATTGACTTGGGATTCGTGACAAGTTGACCGAGCATCTGCATGATTTGCATCTTGGCATCATTGAGTCCGTAAACAGCATTATCCAATGTCTTCTGGGCCTCAGACATAAATTCGTGGCACTTGTCAACACCATCTTCAATACAAATAGGCAAGTCTTGAGTTTTTCCAAATGGAATGCGCATAAAGGTGTCAACCCAATTCTTAATCTTGTAGTATTCACCGCTGCCTGGCTCCATATGTCTCAAAGTGCCAATCTTCTTCATTGCGGCACCCTTGAAATTGACAGGAATATCGGATTCCAATAATGTCAGGCGATAGGGTTTCTCAATTCGGGTAACCTTATTGATTTCACGCAGTTCCTTGATTATTTTCTTCTGACTCTCAATATCCATCTTTTCAAAGAATTCAAAATCATTCATTGTATTCTTGTCACGCAAGATGCGTCTGAAAATGCGGTCATTGCGGTCCTTTTCCTTCTTCAACTTTTTCAGTTCCTTTTTCTTACTGACCAACATCTTTTGATTGCACAATTTGATACACTCGGTTACAAGACCAGTATTTTCGCCTTTTTCTTGTAACGTTTTTAAAACTGCTAACAAATCTATTTCTGCCTTTGAATTATTGTTCTTTACAGACTTATCACTAGTAACTAGCTTGACATTTTCTTCAGTTGACTTACTACCTTTTTTCTTTTGAACTGGTTCTAAGATTTCATCTTCTTCATCATCATCGTCAGAATCCTCATCGGAGCTGATAGGGTCGTCTTCGTTTTCAGTTGGCGCATCACTATCATCATCGTCTTCGTCATCTTCATCATCAAAATATGCTTCATATTCCTCTGACAATTCATCTTCTTTGTTGACCTTGTCAGCTCCAATTGAGAGTATAATATTGAAATTCTTTGATTGTTTCTTATTTTTACCTTTCTTCTTTTGAACAACTTCTTCTTCTTCTGAGCTTGCCTCTGAATCATCTTCTAACTCTTCTGATTCAGAAATAGTTTCATAATCGTCCTCTTCTGAGCCTGCGTCTTCTGATTCAGAAATAGTCTCATAATCGTCGTCCTCCTCAGACTCGGACTCATATACCTTACGTCTCAGTCTACGTGACTTAGACTTACTCTTACTTTTTTTAACAGGTACATAATCAGAATCACTTTCTTCACTTAATTCTTCAGACTCTTCTTCAGATTCTTGTTTTTTCTTAGCATCTTTTTTTAAAGCCTTCTTAAGTTTTTCTCCTGCCTTCACTTTTTCATTGATGTGTTTAGAAGGAAACATCTTGGCCAAAAACTTTCTGTATTCGTGTTGGTCAATATCATCATCTTCACTTTCAGATTCACTATTGTAATTGCTATCATTATCAGATGAATCGCTCTCAATCTGCTTTCTACGTCTATCATCAGCCTTCTTATCCTTTAAAGAAGTCTTGGATTTCATTTTAATTTGGTCTCTTGGCATTTTATAAATTGGGGGTTGTATTACTTTATAAAATAATTTTATATCCTATTTTTTCAAATCAATTTTTTTTCAAAAAAATATTTAAAAAATGTATATAAACATAAAATCTTAAATATAGTTATAATGAACGAAATGGTTACTGTATCCAACTTGTGTCATATTACACCATTATTAGGAATTGCTGGATATTTGGCATATCCCAAAGATTTACGCATTAATCCATCCTTACTATATTGTTTATCTCTCATCCACAATGGATTTTTAATTATGTTTAGTGGTTGGACCTTTGTGTCAATAACACAAATATTATACAATGATGGAATAGTATTCAAATCAAATTATTACTTCCAAAACCCGCATTTTGACACTATAAACTATTTGTTTTACATCTCAAAATATTACGAATTTTTTGATACATTTTTACTATATTTGAATGGCAAAACACCTATATTTCTTCAAAAATATCACCACATAGGAGCAGTATTAAGTTGGCATCTAATGTATATTTACAAGGTTGATATAATATGGATGGCGACCCTATTAAATTCATTTGTACATACAATAATGTATACTTATTATCTAAGTTGTCTCTTAAAAATCCAGCAAGTTCGGTTCTTGAAACAGTACATAACTTCCCTACAACTTTGTCAGTTTTTCTTATTGTATGTAAATTTTTACTTTTACAGACCCCCAATAGAAACTTGGTTTAACTATTATATTATTATATTCTTTGCTACATATGGTGTAGGTATAATTGGATTATTTAGTAAGTTCTATTATGATAGTTATATTCAAGGTCAAATCAAAGATAAATAAAATAAAAATACGTTTAAAACAATATAAAAACACTTTACTTAAAATGAATGGAATAAAATAAAATTGATTTGAAACAATCTAAATATTATTTATAGTATTATAATAAGAATGTCGCAAAGTTCCAGAAACATGAAAAATACTAATTGCTCCAAGATTATCGGCATCCAATTTAGTATATTATCGCCCGAAGAAATTCGGAAAGGCTCTGTAGCCGAAATTACAAGCCGCGATACATATATTAACAATAAGCCAGTAATCAATGGACTGTTTGACCCCAGGATGGGGGTTTTAGAACCCGGATTAATCTGTCCAACGGACGGTTTAGATTATATGCAAACTCCGGGTTACTTTGGACATATTGAATTGGCGCGTCCCGTCTTTTACATTCAATACTTGTCTACAATTCAAAAAATTCTACGCTGTGTTTGCTTCAAGTGTAGTAAACTATTAGTGTCAAAAGAAAAATACAAGCAAGCACTTAAAATGTCAGCTCAGGCCAGATGGAAATATGTCTTTGAATTAAACAAAGACATTAAGCGCTGTGGAGAAGATACTGAAGACGGATGCGGTTGTCTTCAACCAAAGAAAGTCAGAAAAGAAGGGTTTGCTTCTTTGTATGCTGAATGGACGAATAACAGCGAAGAAGGTGACGAGAATATTGTCATTCCTTTGACACCTGAATTGGTCCTCAAGATATTTAAGCGCATTTCTGACGAGGATGTCACTTTTATGGGATTTAGTCCTTTGTGGTCTCGTCCAGATTGGATGATTTGTCAGGTTTTAGCTGTGCCTCCGCCTGCCGTAAGACCTTCTGTAAAACACGATGCTCAGCAGCGCTCTGAAGACGATTTGAGTCATATTCTTGTGAATATTATTAAAACGAATAAGACGCTTCAGGACAAGATACAGAATAATGCGCCGGAAAATGTTGTGAATGATTGGACGACTGTGTTACAGTATCACGTTGCCAGTCAGGTTGATAATAAGTTGCCGGGTTCCAACCCTGTTGCTCAGCGTTCTGGCAGACCATTGAAGTCTATTAAGGACAGACTGAATGGCAAGGGTGGCAGAATGAGAGGCAATCTAATGGCAAAACGTGTTGATTTTAGCGCGCGTTCAGTCATCACTGCGGACCCGAATATTTCAATTCGTGAGCTAGGAATTCCTATGAAAATAGCGAAAAATATTACCAAGCCGGTAAGGGTGAATCGTGTGAATAAAGCTTTCTTGACGAAATTGGTGCAGAACGGACCCGATGTGTGGCCCGGTGCTAAGATTTTGGAGAAAAAGAATGGCGAATCTATTACACTGAAATACCTTGATAGAAAGTCAATTGTCTTGGAAGAGGGCGACACTGTCCACCGTCATATGATGGACGGCGATGCCATCCTATTTAACAGACAACCGACTTTACACAGAATGAGTATGATGTGTCATATTGCGCGCATTATGAAGCGCGGAG